AGGTATTCACTAACGAATGCCGTAATCAAAACAGGAGACAATATGAGTAAATTCCAGAAGTTGAATCCCTCACAAATCAGGGAAAAGCAAAATGAAACAATGCGTAAGCAATTGTTAGATGTAATCGACAATCTAGAACGTGCCCAGAAAGGAGAAGGAAACCTTAATGGCTGGGAATGCCCGTGGATTGCAGAGGGTTCAGGTTTAATACCAGTCAATGTTAATGGCAAGGAGTATGATGGTATAATGAACATGATCATGTTGCTGTCAGCTCAGCATAGACATGCCTATTCATCTAATGTATGGAAAACATTTAAGCAATGGAAAAAAGAAAATGTCCGTATACTCGATACAAAAGAGTACACAACAATCTTTTTTTCTAAACCACAAATCTACACAAACATTGACAAGGTTACTGGAGAAGAAGAAAGTATCCAAATTTGGATTATGAAAGCATACGCAATGTATAATGCCAGCAACACTGACTCTGAAGAGGGAAAGGTTGAAAAAACAGACCATGTGAATCCAGACAAGAGAATCACAGAGATTGATGATTATGTCGCAAAAACCAATGCCAAGATTACGGAGAAAAATGGTAACTCTGCACACTACAGACCATCAACCGATGAGATAACCTTGCCAGAGTACACTCAGTTTAAGTCTGCAATTGGATTTGCTCAGACTAAACTGCACGAGTTGATACATTGGACTGGTCATGAGAGTAGACTAAACAGGCATCGCAAAGGCATCACATATGGTTCAGAAGAGTATGCCTTTGAAGAGTTAATAGCTGAGTTAGGAAGTGCAGTCAATCTCTACAAGCTAGGTTATAAACCTTCTGGTATTCAACATATTGAATACATCGCATCATGGATTAAAAGATTAAAGAACGATCCAAAGCATCTGTATAAAGCAGGAGCAAAAGCAGGAAAAGCAATTGCTCACATAGATTCTCTAGCTTTAGTTGCATAAATTAATATCTCAGGGAGCATTCTCAGGAGTGCTTCCGAAGATGCTAATTGATGGTCAATTAACATCATTTTAATTTAACCTAAACAGGAGACAATATGTCTAAAGCTGAAAGATTAGAACATCTTAAATTCTCTGTAAATTTTGCAGACTTTGATTGTAGTTTAACAAAGTACAATTTAAGTAATGGTATCGAATACTTGGTAGCAGTTAGACTTAATCAAATACCTAATCACGCTAACGGTAAAGGCAAGTTAAGGAAAGCTAATACTATTACTCACATTACTAAACATGAAGATATAAATGATGCTAGGAAAGCATACAATGATGCTTTAAATTTAATGAAAAAGCATACCTATCTAAAGCAAACAATAATTGAGTTGCAATGTATTAATAATCAACGTGTATCTATGAAAGAAGTTACACTTAGTTAATATCTCAGGATGCATCGACAATGGTGCATCCGAAGATGTTAATTTGGTAGTCAAATTACATCACGGCAATTAAGCCAAAACAGGAGAACAATATGCAAAGGAAAGTATCAATTGAAATAATTAACGAGCAGTTTAGCGTATGCGTAGACTGTTTGATGTATCTTGCTAACGGAGATGCTGGCGAGAATTGCGAGACTTGCAATGATGAGATTGAGCATGAATATCTTAAATTAATAAGAGATGGTATGGATGTTTTTATCTCAGATGATGAAGGTAGTTTTGGTTCACTACCTTGCAACCTATGCGGTTCACATTTGGGTGGAAATCGATTCGATACAACGCTAGTTGAAATTAAATCATAAGGCAATTAAGCCACTAATAAAAGGAAACATATGAGAACATATGCAAATGGTCAGAAATTAAATACTCATCATGGGGATGAGAAGCATTGTGAATCATGTAAGAAAGGACAATGGAAAGTCTGTTGGAATCTTTCAGATGATTATGTTGAATATCTTGAAGAAGGAATGTTAATCCCCTCAGTATGGAATGATTTCAACATTGATCTTGAAGATCATGGTTTACTTACTTAACAACAAACTTTAAATTCAACAGGAGAATGTATGCAATTAATAGAAGCAATAGCAAACATAAACGCAAGTACAGACCCTAATCCAGAAGAAGCAGTCAATTCTCAATTGGAATGGGAACATGAGCGTAGAGGAATCGCAAATGGTACAGTCTGCGATGATGGTTTCAGATGGAGTGATGAGATAGATTTCCAACATCTTTTTGGAAGACCATCTGAAAATTTTTATGCAACACACATTAAGGAAATATAATATGGAAAGAGAAACATTTCATGGTGACGATGAGGATTATGGTAATCCTTATGATCACAGATACGATGAACCAGATTCAGATCGTGGTGCATCAGATGAAGGTCACAACAATTAAACAGGAGACAATATGGATGAAGATAAAAAATGGGAGCATATCAGAGAAGTAGTAGATACCTACAAGAATGATCAAGTAGTTAATACTGTAGATCATAGCGAGGATGATCTATTCTCTGAGAAAAATAAACAGAAGTATCATCTGGATGTTCCAATTGAGGAATTGTCCAATGGTGGATGCACTCCAGATGGTTTTCTAATAAGAACAATTGGTATGACTAGAAAAGACTTACCAAAATTCAAATATTAAATTGATGGCTTGAAGCATACTGGCACTATATTTGCATGGTATGCTTTGAGTATCTTTAACTTTAACAGGAGATAATATGTGTGAGTACATTAAGGATTTAATGTGCGTTGTTAAGTATGCACAAAAGAATCCAGATACTTTGTACGATGTAGTTCTCAGGATTCATGGAACAGTACAAAGAAACACCAATCATTTGACTAATATTTTTAATCAGTATAACGAGAAAGGATTTATTAAAGGTGATGGATTCGATTGGCGAATGGATTACATCAATCATTTTGGCGAGAATCGTAAGTATTACTATGACAATATGATGAAGATATTGCGTAGCAAGAAATCTAAGATTGTTATTGCCGATAAAGTATTAGAATTATTTTTGCAAGCAGATGGTCTTGGATTGGCGAAGGCTTCATTTGCAGGATTACTCTGTACAGGTATGGATGAATTTTCATGTCTAGATTCTAATCTGCTTAAATGGAATAACCTTGACTCAAGGATCACAGACTACAACAAGAAATGTAAGGATAAACAGAAACTAAAAGAGAGAAGACAAACTTATTTTGGTTATGTTAGAAAAACTGGTGGTGGGCATTTCAACTACATCTTATGGTGTAATAAGATTGGTGAGGCATCAAACCAATTTATTGATGGGAAAGATGTTTCTAGGCATCATCCATTCTGGTTTACAAGAGAATGGAGAATCAATTCATTACCTATAACAATTAATTAGGAGACAATATGAGTATGTTTTACTGTTCAGATGGAGACCATCTGGTAGATTCAGATGGTACTCTATTTATATATGATGAAGAGACAAGATTCTGGACATGCGAGGATTGTCTACATAGGTATCCAAACCTTGATGTAGAAAAGGTCTTGGATGATTTTAATGTAGGCATCAAACGATCTGGTTTTCTTAAACAGGAGGAGTATGTATTGTAGAGAAAAAAATATTCAAGACCAATTAGACAAGCGTGGCATAGTTTTAGCATCACTAAAGAGTACAGATCGCAAGTGTATAGTCTGTTGGGAAACTTCATTGCGGATACTTGGCGAAGGTTACGATAGTCGTACCCAGTATATCTGCACAAACAAGAATTGTAACTGTGAGTTCAGTCTCGCATAGATTAAGATTGGCACGATTATAGCATGGTAAAAGGTAATACACGAAACAATTTCTGGAGGCGGTTTCGTATGAAGGTCAAGACCTCCGCTAAGGTCTACGGTAAAAAGGATCGTAGGCTCAACAAGAATCCTAAACAGGAGAATTAATATGAGATATATAACAGCAAAGGAAGCACAAGAAGTAGTAAAAAAAGGACTACCATTGCAAGATGGAAATTGGTTGCCTAATGGGAGTCGCAAGATTTGTGATGGTTATACAATGCATGACACTAACCCTAAAAAGAGTGTCGGTAAGAGATCAGCTAAGGTATATTCTGAAGGCAAACTAAGTAGGATCGTAGATTCTGAGCCTATGTCTACTTGGTATGCTAAAAAGTATATGGATTACTCAACAGTCATGAGCCAGAAGACTAGGATTAAAAAACAAATTGTCAAAGCTCAGGCTTGTCTTGCAATCTTAGAAGACAATAAGGTAATTAAAAAAGCTAAGTAATTGTTTCCATCGGGGCACTCTCTGGAGTGTCCTAATGGACACAAACAATAACAACTAACAGGAGATAACCATGACACGAGAAGAGATAATACAAGCAACTGAAACCTTTCTTGGTAATGGTGGACAAATTCATAAGATCACCAAAGGAGAAATTGAACACTATGAGTGGCAGAAGAATCGTACATGGTACGAAGACCCTAATGCTCCATTCAAGACTCATATCAAGAACCATTACAAGCCTGTAGTCCTTAGTGACAAGGGTGAGGAAAGGGTATCAAAACTATTAGAAGGAGCAAGGTTAGGACTATTATAAAAGAAAAACAAATGGGCAAGTATGCAATGGAGAAAGCAACCAGACTGTAAATCTGGTGTCGTGCGACAAAGTGGGTGCAACTCCTACCTTGCCCACCAACAAAAGTAAGGAACTAATGAAAAAAGCAGTAATGTATTTGCGTACATCCTCAGCAACTAACCTTGATGGGGATAGCGAGGAACGACAAAAGGAAGCAATAGCGAAGTATGCCGAATCACAAGGTATGGAGATTGTGTCAGGTGCATACGATCAAGCAGTTAAAGGATCAGACTCTATCCATGAACGTGAAGGGTTTGCACAACTAATCCAGTATTGCCTTGATAACGATGTAGATACAATCCTCTGTGAGAATGCCTCACGCTTTGCTAGAGATGTGATAGTGCAAGAGTTAGGCTACAGGGAACTAAAGAAGTTAAACCTACAGTTGATCCCTGTAGATGCACCTGACTACTTCACAGGAGATAGTCCAAGCCTGACCATGATAAGGCAAATCCTTGGAAGTGTGGCTCAGTTTGAGAAGAGCAACCTTGTCAGCAAGCTACGAGGTGCAAGGGATCGTATCAGAGCGAAGGGCAAAAAATGCGAGGGTCGCAAAAGTTTACAGGAAATATATGGGATTATGAGATACAGAAAACTACAAAAGAAGGTAACAAAACTATCTGATCAATCTTTAACTTACGATAGAATCTCTCAGATTCTATCTGAACAGGGATGGGTTCAACCATCAACTGGTAAACCATTCCATAAGTCGCAGATCATGCGATTAATTCTAAAGTAGGAGAAAGGGCATAACCATATTTTACACAAGGCTTGTGTACGCTTGTGTAGTTTACACAAGCCATTTTCGTTGAATTTAACAGTCTATACTACTAATATAACTATATAATAGATACTTGATATACTATATATTAATACTTACTTGTGTACTTGTGTGGGTAGGGGTACCTCAGCGTAGACTATCCCATTACCCTTTTATGTATAAGGGGGGGTACACAAGCACACAAGCGAAGGCTAAAATCGTAGATAAACTGTTGAAATAAATAAGTAAACTCGCTTGTGTAATCACACAAGCCTAACACAAGCACACAAGTGGCATACTTTATGCACTAACTAAACAGGAGGAACATGAGTAATTACCCTTGGAGTGAAGACAATTACACCTATCGGTCAAACCCTAATTTCTTTTATGAGGTCTGGTGTGTACACTATGAAGACTTTGAGCATGAGGATGGTGCAATGGGGTCAAGGAGAGTTGACGAGTACAAACTAGATGGTATGGGTAGTGACAACTATTCAATAGCTGAAAGGCAAAGGCTGGATCAGTGTATGTCTGCCAGAAATTCAACATTTCCTGACATGGAATATTTAACAGGAAAACGCAAGTATGAATTAAGAGAAAAAAGGAAAGGGGATTAGAATGAGTAGATATACATCACCCTATCAATTTTACGATGACCTAGAAATGAGGGATGCAGGGTACGAATACAAGTATCCTAAGACCCCTGCTATCTCATGGTCAGAGGAGGATTCACCTCAATGGGCATATATAGGCGAAGGGAGAACTCCCCTTTGTAAATTAAACCTTATAGGAGGAGACACACATGATTAATCCACAAAATATTACAGACTATAACCGCAACGATTGGGACTTGCAGGAGTTCTTCTTCTTTTGTGTTGCAGTTGCAGGAAAGAAGTCAGACCAGACAGCAGAGAAGGTACAGTACTTAACAGACCACATCAGCGAGATGCTGGTAGAGAATCCTTACTACGAGAAGTACCCTACAGAATCAGGGATCATTCATTACCTTGTAGGGGTCAACGATACAGAAGAAGCAGGACTGGACTTACTAAGAGAATTTAAGTTTGGTAAGTATAATCAATGGCGAAAGTTCATTGACTGGTGGAAGCAGATGTTATACATTATGAATGGTGCATGTTTCTCTGACTGGCTCAGGACTGCAACAATTGAACAATTGGAGGATATACCATCAGTAGGTAAGAAGACCTCAAGGTTCTTCAAGCTACACTCTGATCCTAATGCGGAGTGCGTACCATTGGACACACACATACTCAAGTTTGTCAGGAGTAGACATGGTCATGATCCTGACTACATACCAAAGACTACACCTACCTCTATATATGAGTATCAGTCCATTGAAACTTTTGCATTAAAGTACATGAGGAATTACATGTCACAAAAAAGAATGAAGACTTTGGCTCAGGCAGACCAAGCAATCTGGAGTTCGTATGCATCTTACAGGTAAGGAGTGGTTGAAGGTTCCAGTTCTCTTGGAAGAACTGAAGGGTCTGTTTTCGGAGCTTTCAGACCAAGAACTGGAACATCTGAAAAAAATAGCAATTCAGGCTCAAAAAAGATGCTCAGATCTCCACCTAAGCCACGAAAACAAAAAATAGGTACCTAGACATAGGGGTAAAATGGACGATTTGGAAAATATTAAACGGATACGAGAAAGGGAAATGAAAGAGAAAGAGTGGCAAGAAATCCAAAAGGACATGGCAGAGGGATCAAAGAAGTCCATCAAGCAACAAGAGCAACTATCTGGATATGGTGCAGGGTCACCTTGGATGGAGCGAAGGAGCCTGACTCAGGAGGAGATAGACTACTTTGAAGACAAGACTGTATCACCTCGTCTTACACCAGATAAGAGTTTCAGTAGTGACTTTGTTGAAGAGATGAGTACCACTTTCCCTAACATGGTACGCCTTGAACCTCATGATAAATTTGACAAGGCAATAATAGGAGTTGTGGAACGTATCAATCTTCATGTATTATGTTACGATGTGGCACACCTCTTGCTTATATTACAAGAAGACATGAGTGAAGACGAGGCTCAGGAATACTTTGACTACAACATCATGGGTAGCTGGATGGGAGATCACACTCCTGTCTACATGACAAACACTAACTATAACTAATGATCACGAGGCAGATCAGTAACCGGAGGGTGTGGTGCCCAAATTAAACTCCCTAGATTCTTGTACAGGGATTAGTGGAGTTCTGATGCGTTACTGGCAACCTACTCACTCTGCTTGGCTATTGTGTGGTGACACAATAGGGAGTAAAGGATTTACCATCCGTGTAGGCAAAAAGAGAGGGAATGGGATCGTGTCTAAGCATGATCCTGTTTCCGTTTTAACTAACAGGACACAATGCAGGTACTAATTCTCATAGGAATAGCATTTACAGTTACAGCAAACGCAATCTGGAATAATCCAGACCCATGCCCCTATGTGTGGGGTACTAACAACCATGAGATAATTAGGAACGAGTGCAAACTTGTCCTAAAATATGGCAACACCCTCAAGTGGGTAAAGAAGGAGACTTATGAAACTAGTTCCACACTCAAAAGCAATTAAGAAACGTATCAGACAGTTGATCCGTGAAGGCGTACAACTCTATGGCAAGAACATGGACAATAGAATCATTGATCATGTACAGGAACATATGATCAAGGAAGGTTTAAGAGTTAAAGTTCCTCTAATGCAAAGGTAAACATGGCACTATTTATAGGACAACTGGAGAACCTCAGTAACTCTGAGCTTCAGAAGCAATTCATTAAGGATAAGGTAAGAGGCAGGGAAGACAAGTGGCGAAGTCCGTCACACCGCAACCACCTTAGAAACCTACACAACCTGCACAGACAGGCGAGAGGGAAATAAGTGGGAAGCCACCATATAAGGACAGTCAACGGAGAAGTGGTACACGTGTGTCCTCAATGTGAACAGGAGAAAGCTCGTTCAGAGTTCTACCTGAAAAAGAATATCCAAAAGAGGAGTGGTCTACTGGCAAGGGTTGTACCATGTAAGGAGTGCCATAAAAGAAATAGAAAAGATAATTATGAATTATATAGAGATAAGCAAGAAAACTGGAGGCTGAATCACTTCTATGGAATAGATAAGGATGAGTACAATAGGATGTTAGAGGAACAGGGTGGTACTTGCATGATATGTAACAAGGTAGGAGATATTAGGAAAAAAGATTCACGACCTATTGCCCTTGCAGTAGATCACAACCATGAGACAGGTAAGATTAGGGGTTTGCTTTGTCTTAATTGTAACTCAGGCATAGGTAAATTAGGAGATAGTACAGACATACTAAGGAAGGCAATAGAATATTTGGAGGCACAGTGATTCAATTAATCCTATACAATTGGCACCAGTTTAGTGCTATATTATTTATTAGTTTCATAAAGTTCCTACATTACATAAACTTACCAACTGAGGGATGGGTCTGGTTAGACAATACCATATTCAATGGAGCATTATGAGCCACAAGTACACCATAGAAACCATCTTCCACTTCAGTTGTAGTGAGTGTAAAAACTGGTGGAGTATAGCACTGGTTCATATATCTGGTATGTCGTACTATCCAGAGGGTAAAGCCTACTGTCCTCACTGCGGTAGGGAATCAATCACGGAGAAGATCAATACAAAGGAATTAAACTGATTAAATCAGCCGGAACATACCACCATACGCTGATTTATTGCATCTAATTGTATTTAAAAGGTTGTCTCAACATTTGAGATTTTACTGCGTTGCCCTAACGAGCATAACACGTAGTAAGATAATATTAACAACACGTGATTAGGTGCGTTTAGCTCAGGGTAATTAATAATTGCCCTGACTTCTCTATCATGGTACAATATATAATCTTGGAGACAAAATGATAATACGAGTATACGAGACAGGGAATTTAGATTTACTCACAGTTGGAGATATGCTGTGGCAAGCAGACAAACAAGCAAACTTCCATCCAGATTCTCACTGGATAAACTCATCATCAATCCCAGAATTAGAAGAAGGAGAACGCACCTACAGGGAGTTCTTTGTTAAGTGGATTGGGCGAGAAGCAGTCATTATGTGGCTGACCAGCAACCAAATCCTATACGAAATTGTATCTTATGATCTTCTTCCAGAGGAGGAGGATGCCTTAGTACAGTCCTTAGAGATGAGGGACTTAACTGAAACCCACAAACATATGAACTAATGATACATCCAGATATAAAACTAAGCCACTCAAGTTCCAATAACTTCTGTCCAAAGCAGTTGTGGTACAGGAAGGTGGCGAAGGAGAAGTTTCCTTATAACTTCTACACAGGTGCAGGATCGATTGTAGATGCAGGTTATGAGGCAGGACTCAAGAATCTAATGACAGGCATTGAAGGTTGCAACATCCGCAAGTCTATGGAGGAGATGTATAGGGACTTGGATGGTGATATGCCTTACGATGAGTACGTTAAGCTGGCAGAGTTTATGGATAAGCACGTACTAGCAGTTGAAGGTTACATGGGATGGATTAACTTTAAACCACTGGAAACACAACACTTCTTTAAGATTACATTTGAAGGACACACTAGACCTACCACAGGATACATGGACATCCTTGCTGAAAGGGATGGATCACCACTCATTATAGATGTGAAGCGACAATCTAAACCTGCAAAGAAGGCGAAGCAGGACTGGATCATGCAGGGGTCATTGTATGCACTTGCACTAATGAAGCAGAGGAACCTCACAGAGATACCAGCATTTGAGAATCACCTCATCATTCCAGACCAACCACCATTATTCCTAGTCACAGAGCTAACACCTGAACATCTGTACATGGCATATAAATTGCTTTCTGAATTAAATGAGAGAATAGATAATGACTACTGGCCTTTGAACCGCAACCACCCCTTCTGTTCTCAGATGTGGTGTTCAGTCTTTGATAAGTGCCATTACGAGAACTTTATAGGTGTAGATGAGTTGCTAGAGAAGATACAATGACAGACCCTAGACTTTATAACAGGTTAAGGATAGTAGAGAAACACCTTGACCTTGCACTAGATCAGATTAAGGAGGAAAACTTTGTCGAAACCAGACACCTTATCTACAACGCCCTATCAACAATCGGGCAACTCCAAGAAATCTTGGAGTACGAGGAACAGAAACAATTTCGACTCCGCAGAGAGGAAGGAAAAGCTGAGGAGAGAAAGACTTATTATGGCGAGGTTTGAAGAACTTGGCTATAAGAAGGGGGGTAACGGTAACCTCCCCTGCTTTTGCGGTAAGCTGGATGAAGACACCGTGTGGTGGATGTCCAACTGCAAGAGTAGAACTAACCACCTGTTCTGCACAAGATGTACGGAGCGAGTCTTTGAACCAGATATTAAGGAGACACTATCAAAGTTATTTAGTTTCTGGAAGAAGAACAAGATGCGTATGTGGGAGGTAGGAAAGGAATCAATCAATCAACTATTAAGCAAAGGTAATAATGCTTGAAAAATATAAGAGGAAAGTCGTGAGAAAACCAGAGAAACTCGTGGTTGAAGGGGAAGCAGGGGCAGGTAAAACAACCTTTGCGTGTTCTTCTCATACCAAGAAGGAACCAGTGTTTGTAATCAATGCAGATGATGGTGGTGAGAATGTTTTCCATAAGACTGGAATAGATCTGATCCATGACTGCATCCCTACAGGTGATGTAAAGGAGAATGCAGAGAAGTGGGATGTTATGATGGCAACCCTGCGTGAATTAGCTGGCGAGAAGTCAGGTATCAAGCGTATCATTGTAGACTCTGTGGATAAGGTAGAAATATTAGCACAGGCTAAAACGTGTTCTTTGCATAAACTAAGTCATATCGAGGACATGGGTTATGGTAAAGGATTTTCATATTCTCGTGGCGAAATGCAGAAATTACTGAGTGGTCTCAATTACTTGCGAGATACTCAAGATATTCAACCTATCCTCGTCTGCCATACGCAGGTCAGGACTATTAATAAACCTACGATGGAGCCATATGACTCTTTCGTTTTAAAACTTCACCGCTCTTTGTGTGGTGATGTAATGGAGTGGGCAGATGTAATTTTATTTGTCGCTTTTGAAACCATTGTCAAGAAGATCGACAGTGGATTTAACAGGAAGGATAGCAGGGCAATGCAGTCAGGTAAACGCTTCCTGTACACTAGTGGTTCTATGGGCGTGGATGCCAAGAACCGTTTCGATTTACCAGCCGAAATTCCAGCAGACTGGAATGAGTACCAGAGGTTAATCAATGACTTTTGGGGTGGCACAACTCAGAAAACTCAGAAAACACAAGGATAATTATGATTAACTCAGACTTAGATACATCCTTCTCTATAGAAGATGTGCAAGAAACTCTGGACACAGAAACCAAGCGAGAACGAATTGAAGTTCCTGCTGGCGAGTATGTGTGTGAGATTAAAGCACCTTTGCCAGATGTGCGTCAGGATTCTAAGGGCCACAGCAAACTGTTGATGCCCATAGAAATCTCAGGTAACGAAGCTCTGGATGGGCAATGGATATTTGAAGCCATCTACATGAACAACCAGCACGATGATGCTGGTAAGGTCAAGGATGGTATAGGTAAACGTAAGGTGGCGAAGTATGCCAATGCTGTGGGTCTCAAGAAACTCAGCAACCTCAACGAACTTGAAGGGAAGTATGTCAAGGTGGACTTTGGCCCCAACAAGAACGGCTATAACGAGGTACGTGAAGTATCAGCCTTCTCTGCTGGTGCACAGGTACTAACACCACCTCCTACCAAGGAGACTGGTGAAGCACTACCATTCTAACTAAGTTGAGGAGTAACCGTTGAAAAGATACGCTCTGTCCTCAACCAAAGGCGGTCAGGTTTCTCTCCTGTTTCCTGACCGTCCCTTTGAAATAGTCACAACCCTAGAATACAAACCTAAGACTGGAGGCAAGGGTTGGATCATGCAAATAAAAAATAAAAAATAATATGGCATACTTTAATAAGGATGCATATGAGGCGTGTGACAAAAAAGCAAAAGAAGTTATGCGTAAGTATCTAGATTCCAAAGGAATTTTCACAAAAATATTTGAGGATTATGGGCCTGATATTCAAGCCTACCATCAGTATTTCCATGAGGTTGAGATTAAGTCTTCATGGGTAGATGTTTGGCCTTCCCATTGGAAGACTATACATATACCTGCAAGGAAAAAGAAATACTTAGACGGAGGCAAGAAGGGTTTCTTTTGGGTATTGAATAAGGACTGTACCAAAGCCAAGTTAATCGAGAGTAAGGATTTGGATGACTCTTATTTAGAAATAATATCAAACACTCGTTATCCAGAAGGTGAATATTTTTATGATATTCCAATTAATCTAACAACTGAAATTATTTTAGTATAAGTGGAAGTAATCGGAGACAATAAATTCCATACTGCAATCCTTCCGTGGCCTGTTTCGGTCAATTCCCTATACAGGGCGAGGGGCAAAAAAATATACATCACTGCAAAAGGTAAGGCGTTCAAGAGAGCATGTGGCATTATATTTGCAGGAACTAAGATGGTATATGAAAAAGAAAGAGTCTGGCTGGACATAGAGGTATACCCACCAGACAATCGGAGACGAGACATATCCAACCTAATTAAGATAGTAGAAGATGCACTACCGTGGTTCAAGGATGACTCACAGGTAGATAAAATTGAAATAATCCGGTGTGAAAAAGACCATCGAAAGAAGGGGTACATAATAGTAAAATGTGGGGCACTCAATGGAACAGATAAAGTATCAGTACAATGATGGAAACGGCAGACTACTGTATGTAGTAGCAAAGTTTCCCAACAAGGAATTTAGGAGACTCAGGTATGACCAGCAAGGCAAGGAACACTGGAACTGGGATGGGATTAAGCAGGTTCCATACAGATGGCCTGACATTAAGGATCACCGTGCAATCATATTTGTCGAAGGTGAAAAGGATGTTGACAACCTTCACGATATTGATCTGGTTGCTACAACAATCGCTGGAGGAAGTAATGCATGGACTCCCCTCCTCAAGAAACAGCCTGACTTCCCTGAGAAGTACTTCAGTGGGTTTGATCAGGTCTTTATTATTCCAGACAACGATGAAGCAGGGCGAAAGTTTGCACAGGAGACAGGCGAACACATTAGGGAGTTTGTTTCTAAGGTCTGGATAGTAAACCTACCCAACCTAGAGAAGGGCGGTGATGTAACTGACTACCTGACTCATATCCCAAAAGAGAAGCGGAAGGAACAACTCCTGACCTTAGTTGAAGCGAACAAGACACCATTCATTCTAGAAGCCGCAGACTTAGACCTCAACAAGTCATGGGACTTTGACAACCTAAACGTAGATGAGTTCCTCACAGAGAGTGAGAAGTCAGAAACAATCAATGATATTCAAGAAGTACACGATAAGATAATTTCCCAACTCAAGGGGGTTTCATGGTCAGGCACTACTGCCAATGCGATTTGCCCTACGCATGAAGACAGGAAACCCTCCTTGAGTGTTACCCTTGAGGCAGACAAGATACTAATGAGGTGTCACTCAGGGTGTGATATACGAGAGATATGCAAGAGCCTTGGGGTAAAGGTCAGTGAACTCTTTGTCAAGCGTTCAGTTGAACTGAAACACCATCAGAAGACACACGTAGTAGTACCTAAACCTGAAGAGATGGAGGCAATCTGTTCCTCACTCCTTAATCAGAAGGAACCAGAGGGGTTTAGCGATACTCACATTCCACCCATACTAAGAGATCATGTACGTGAAGCCTGTGAATTAACAGAGGCAAGTCCTGCCATTATCTATGGTACTGCCCTTTCCTGTTTAGGTGCTCACGCAGGGATCAAGCTCACCATCCAACCTCCCAACTACTTTATTCCCCTGTATGGTAACCTGTGGTGCCTTTCCATTTCAGAGAGTGGATCATTCAAGACCACGGCACTTAATGCAGGATCAGCAAGGATCAGGGATCGTGAAGAGAAGATCATCTATGAAGTCAAGGATATAGAGGCAAGGGTAAGTTCGTTACGAGAGCATGGTGTACAGGATGATAATGATGAACTGATGGAATCTATAAATGAATTGGAGCGTTACAGGACTATGAGGAGGGTACTTCCCAATAAGGCAAGTTGGGAAGCCTGTATTGACCGTATTGACGAAACAGGAGGAGGTGTGTGGCTCCTGTCAGAGTTTGGGGCATGGCTGGCAATGCTGGAATCAACACACAACCGTGGATTCCGTCAGCATCTCACAGAGTTATATGATGTACCTACATACTTTGAGGATGTTACCAGAACCAGAGGTAGTAAGGTACTACGTTATCCCTTTGTAGGCATCTCAGGAGTATCAACAATTGAGTTCCTTCATGGTTTATTAAGCAAGGATGATGCAGGTTCAGGGTTCTTGGCACGGTTCTTGCTGTTCAAACCACCAGTAACTGATAAGGTACCTCATGCCCTTCCTTACAAGAAAACTAAGATACAGGAGTTACATTCATACCGATTACTGTCAGAGATATATAATCAACTCGACAATATCTCCGTTCCCATAGAATATAGTATATCGCTTGAAGCTCAGAAGGTATTTGAGGACTACCATAATGACATGTTCTCAAGGTTTCAAGAATCCAATGATACCACTAAGTCTATACTAGACCCATTCCTCAAGAGATGGTCGCCTAGTGTATTGAAATCAGCGATACTCTTCCAATATCTACTAGACAGTGAATCTCAAACCATAGGCGAGTCAGCAGTTATGGGTGGGATTTCTTTATCTCTTTATGCAGAGAAGTGTACTAGGTACTTATTTGAAAGGGAACTAGGTGAAAGTACACACCAGAACAAACAACGGAAGCTAATAGAATACATTGCCAACAAGGGTGGAACAGTAACAAGACAGAAGCTCTTAGGATCAAGGCTGTTGGATGGTGGACACAGTGAATACGACTATGTTATCTCATCATTAGAACAGTCAGGAAAGTTATTCATGGAAACAACAGATGGAAAAGCAACAAGCAACTCAAGAATAGTATTAACGGAGAACAATAAATGATTACACTACCAACTCAGTACCAGCAGTTTATACACCTGTCTCGCTACTCCAGATGGAACTATGAGGAGAAGAGGCGAGAGACATGGGAAGAGACTGTGGACAGGTACTTCCGTTTCTTTAAGGAACACCTATCAGATAATTACAACTACAAGTTTAAGGACAAGGACATAGGTGAGTTACGGAACGCCATACTCAACCTTGAGATCATGCCATCCATGCGTTGTCTTATGACGGCAGGGCCAGCCCTAAAGAAGGAGAATGTAGCAGGTTACAACTGTGCATACATACACGTTGACAGCATCCGTTCCTTTGATGAGATACTGTATGTCCTCATGAACGGTACAGGTATAGGCTTCTCTGTTGAGAGAAGGTACACAGAGCAACTACCTTATGTCCCATATGAACTACATGACACAGACACAACCATCATCGTTGCAGATTCAAAGTTAGGATGGGCAAGGGCATTCAAGGAACTGGTTGCACTCATCTACTCAGGACACATACCCAAGTGGGACTTATCAGGTGTGAGGAAGGCAGGAGCAATACTCAAGACCTTTGGTGGAAGAGCAAGTGGGCCTGATCCATTAGACAGTCTATTCAAGTTCACCATTAAGACTGCACAGGAGGCGAGGGGCCGAAAATTGAAGCCTATAGAGTGCCATGACATAGTGTGTAAGGTGGCAGAGGTAGTGGTAGTAGGCGGTGTCAGGCGATCAGCCTTACTCAGCCTGAGTGACATAGATGATGATGAGATGCGGTACGCCAAGTCTGGTGCATGGTTCCACGATAATCCACAGAGGGCTTTGGCAAACAATTCAGCTAATTACCATGATGAACCATCCACTGGTACGTTCCTCCGTGAGTGGACTGCCCTGTACGACAGCAAGAGTGGTGAGCGAGGAATCTTTTCTTCAAGGGCATCGGCACTACAGGCCAAGAAACACTCTGACAGGCTCGTCAATCAAGAGATATATTCTTTCGGTACCAACCCTTGCTCTGAGATAATATTGCGTTCACGAGAGTTCTGTAACCTTTCTGAGGTAGTCATACGATCTAAGGACACAATGACAGAAATAGGAAGGAAGGTTAAGCTGGCTACCATGTTGGGTACAATTCAGTCTACCCTGACTAACTTTAAGTACCTGCCAAGGGAGTGGTGCAAGAACTGTGATGATGAACGGCTCTTGGGTGTAAGTCTGACAGGTATAATGGACAACTCCTTGACATCTAATCCAAAACCAGAGAATCTACAGTCTCTTAGAGATATAGCAGTGCACACAAATGAGGCATTTGCACAAGAAATAAACATAAACCCAAGTGCATCCATCACCTGTGTGAAACCGTCAGGTACAGTATCACAACTGGTGGACAGTGCAAGCGGTATCCACTCACGCCACTCACAATACTACATAAGGCGAGTACGAATGGATGCTAAAGATCCTATGACTAACTATATGCAGGACTTGGAGTGGGTATGGGAACCAGACATAACTAAACCAAATGAGACTGTTGTATTCTCCTTTCCTGTTAAGAGTCCTACTGGTAGTATAACAAGAGAGAAACGGTCAGCAATTCAACAGCTTGAGGTGTGGAAGTTATACCAAGAGCACTGGTGTCAACATAAACCATCAATCACTATCACGGTTAAGGAAGATGAGTGGCTGGAGGTAGGGTCATGGGTCTTCAATAACTTTGAGACCATGTCAGGTGTATCATTCCTGCCATACTCTGACCATAACTACAAACAGGCACCATACGAGGACTGTGACAAGAAAACATTTAACCATCTAAACAGTATGATCTGCGAAGCAGACTGGTCTGCACTAACTCAGTATGAGGAGGAGGACTACACAGTTGCCAGTCAGGAACTAGCATGTGCCGCAGGATTATGTGAGGTAATATAATGAAAGATAAAAGATTAGAGACAGTAGAAGAATTCTTAAAGAGGGGTGGTAAGATACAGAAACTACCTGAAGAAGTTGTATGGGATATTATACCTCTGGAGGAGAGGGTTGTATTTAAGTCAGGCGTTGAGACTCTGGACTATGAACGAGACCATAAACCAAAGTGGAAAACCTGATTAACCAGCCTTTAGGGTACGCATATACTTTAACTGATCCTCCATAGCCCTAAGCCTTTCCTTCTCTGATCTCTTCAGTGATTCAGGTAGTTTTTTACTCACTCTCTCATTGAGCTTCTTGATAAGGTTGTTCAGTTTTTCTATTTCACTAGTAAGCAAGTCTTTCAGTTCCTCCTTAGTGTACCTAGCCTCCATACCCTTCCTGTACTTATAAGCAATCTGACGCTGTAGCTTCTTTATCTTCTGAACTTCAAAGTATACGTTCTTTGCCCTTGCTTCAAAGGGAGCAATAGGCGTGATGTTAAAGCCAAACATTCTAGCTACAGCTTGTGCAGGGGTAAACTTAGGTTCTCCCTCTCTTCCCACCTTACCTGAGTAAGACTCATACAACCTAGTCAGTGCACCAAATCCTCCTGCCCCTGTATTCTTCCACCAGCCATAGTTAGCACCACCAACAGGGCTAAGTCCGTGGAACATTGGAGGCATAGTCAGGTTAAACGCATAATTAATCCACGCTGAATACTTCTCGCCAGTTGAAGCAAATTCATCATATATTTCTTTGTCTGTGAATGGGTCTCTGTGTGTTAATGCTGTAGTTGCTAGATTAATCAGTGGGCTACTCAACAAGCCAACAGTATGGAACGCATCCGTTATCTGTGACCCCTCATCCTTAGTTGGATCAAGCTCACGCCATACCTCTGCAAACATACCCCAAGGGAAGAAGTAACCAGCATCTGCTATCTGTCCTCTACCTAGTGAGTCCTTAGTAAAGTCCATCCCAAATATTACTGGTAGTGGAAGAACACTCTCAGGTATTAGAGACAAGTCTCCCTTAAGATTTGCTCTATCTCGTAGGTACTTACTCAGCGTTCCCATCACGGCACTGTACTGCTCATCATCTATATCATTAGCCTCCTTGAAGGAGTTCTTCATATACTCAGCAAGTATGATGTATGGAGCAAACTTCCACGGTCTCTTGATAATAGTTTCAATCAACAGCGGTGCAACAAAGCTAGGATAGGAAAGGAACGGTGCACCAAACGCACTCTTTCTCAGGTACTTAACAGACGGCAGTGGGTTGCTGTAGTCAAACAACCACTTTTCTGCAGACATCGCTGCATTTGAGTCACTCATTCCCTGCCCTTTTAAATACTTCAGCATCATGACCTTGCCAAGCGTATCAATTCCACCATACAGGTCTGATGTCTTTCTCTGAAATCCTAGACCTATACGTTTAAAGGAGTCTCTAATTTTAAACAACCCCAATACTCCCTTCTCGTTATTCTTACTTTTGATAAAATCATTCCTAATCATCTTCAATTCTGTCTGGCTGAAACCTCCAGAAGTCAGGCCCATCTTGTCAGCTAACTTTGTATGGGTAGTCAACTCATCAAAATCTTTTTGTGACCCCCTTGACTGTACCATCCTTGTCCTTATCTGGTCATCCAGAGACCTAATGAACAGGTCAGGCAGTCTCCACATAGGGACAGGGCCAAGTGACATAAATATCATATTGGATACGAAGTTCCTGACCCATGATGGTGGGTTTGCAGATACCTTAGACCACTTCCATAGTCTGTTGTACTGTTCAAAAGTTCCTCCAGTTCCTAAGATTCTCTCTGCCCAACTCTGGTCAACAGAACCATCAGCATTTATATCAAAGGTATTCCCTTTTGCTCCCCATCCAAACAGGTCTTCAAATATTTCCTTGCGTATAGCCATCCCTGACAGGCGACCATACTTCCTTCCTTTCGGAACCCTCCTGTAATCCTTTGGCAGAACCTGACCAACTATCTCCTTACCCTTATTATTCATAGTCTTGATCAGTGCCCTTGCCAGCTTCTCCTTCTTATTATCCAGAGTGAGGTGATTATCAACCAAGTCCTGAATCCTGTCTGCCTCATTCAAAAGCCAGTGACCACTTATCTTTACGCCTTCAGTGTCCATCAGTTGCAGTGCATCTATCAGTGCCTGATCAGTACCTGCAAGTTTCTTCATCTCTCCAATAGTGTTAAATTTAACAAGAGTCTTTGGCAGCACCCAACCCCTGTTCTCCTTGAGTCCCTCACTTGCAATCACTTCAAACATATCCAAGATTGCCATGTCCCTTACAGGTGTGGATATAGAAATGGATGCAAGGTATGCAGGGTCTTTTATTTCTCCATATATTAGTTCAGCAATTCCTGCAGGGATGTCACCCCTCTTCTTTGTGTAGCCCAAGTCAAGTTTTACTCCTGCACCACCCTTACTTATTGCGTTGAAGTCGCTGTCACCAAGCAGATACTTTAGGTACTTCCTTGGGAGGTATTGATCGTCATACTTATCAAGTGATTCCTGAGTCATTAACCCTTTAGTAACCAAGTCCCTGCCTATCTGTTTAATCTGTTTCTTAGCGGCAATAGCGGCTTTCCTCTCAACAGGATTAGTAATTAAGGTTGCATCTGCATGAGGTGTAGTAAAGTATTCAAACAAGACTTGTTGTTGTTTTGATTTCCTTAGCAGATTAAACAACTTCTCTCCTGCCTGTTCTGCCATCATGATGACACCCTTGTTCCTTCTCCTTATATCCTTGTAAACATTTGTATCAATAAGAGTACCCTGAGATATTAGCCTTCTTGTCAGCTTATGGGCTAACTTATCCTGCCACTTAAAGGTAGGAATCCAGTGTCCACCGTCCCAGTTCAGTCTACCCTCTGCAACAGTAGATTGGTTATATGACAGCATCCTTGAGGCATTATAGGCTTGCTTACGTGCCTCCTTTGTCCGTTTAATGGGTTCAATAAGTGCTTCTGGTGTAATTTTAAAAGCAGGGCGTGTGTAATCAATTGATTTAAGTGCACCTTTAAGATGATCATCTACTGTTCTTTTTCTAAATCTCTCACCCCTTGGAGGTTTCTTAGTAACCACTTCTCCTTTAAATTTTCCAGAGGTAGCTGGCTTGCCAGTCATCCAAGATATAACCTCTGCTGAATATATTGTATTTTCCTGAGCAAAATCTGTTTGACCTTTTGCAAAAAATGGTTTTTGAATACTTTTTAGCCTCCCCTTGTCATCAAACCTTCTTCTCCCCTGCATTAACCACTCTTTCCCATATGTCTTAAGGGGGATTGGAGTATCTAATAATATTATCCCCTCACCTTGTAACACATACTGGTAACTAGGATGTTCTTTTATTCCTAGCTCCTTTGCATTAGTTAAAAAGTTAGGCTTATCTCTATGGAACTTTAGTATCCCCACCAAGTCACCCATCTTTGCATCTGGATAAGCTGATGTTCTCCTCATTAACTCTTGAAAGCCCACCAAATTATTTTTCTTTGCCCTCATTTTCCCGAAAAGGAATTTTATGATTGGTTTCCTTGATTCAAAGGCTAATTCCTTCCCTGTCTTAGCTCTATCGGATAATTCATTTTTAAGCCCTAGCTCCATGAGTTCTTTAAATGTTTTTATCTTTCCTTCAAACTCTGGTACATATTTTGTAACAGCTTTCCTTGCACTCTCATCTAATAGTTCTATGTCAGGCTTCTGACCAGTCTCTTTATTCCCTAATTTTAATGCATCTAAGGTTTCTCTATATGCAACATTCCAAACATCTATATTACTCATGTGCATATCTTCCTTACCTACAATGATGTATCCATAATTAGCTTCTGTATCTATTACAGCATTATATGTTTTTGTAGTTGACCCTTTCTGCGAGGCCCACACACCCCTTCCTCCTTTTCCTTTATTATTTTTATCAAAGGCATATCCGGGGCCGCCTCCTAAAAATATATTCCCAGCATGGACAGATTTTCTACCCCAAGTTGGTTTATATACTCCTCGTATTAACCTATCTGAAATACTTCCTACAGCAAGTTCTCCATATAATTCTTCTGGTATTGGTAATTTCTTTGACAGATTTATAGTACCTATAAATGTTCCATGCCCCTCTTCTGATTTACTATCTAGGTATTTTTGTACTGCCTCATCAGTAATATCTACTCTGTAGGCGGCACCATAACTTTCAGCCACAGACTCTCTCTTAGCTGTATCCTTTATACCCTCCTTCACTCTACGCTCTGCACCTCTGGCAAATGCAACAGGATTAATCTTAGCTTCAGCCTGTGCCAGTTCTTCTGTGAAGGTGGTGCGTTTCCTTGACATATTGACTTTCCTGCCACCTGATATGTCCTGTCTGCCCTCACCTACCTCAGCCAGCCTAGACTTTGCCTTGGCAAGTGTGGGGAAGTGCTCATGTCCTATTCCATTCTCAGTCCTAGCCATGTCCAGTTCACCATCAGCCTTGAAGAACGTGATTCTGTACTTTCCCTCATTAGGTCTGGTATTCCTGTGCAGTAGCATGGTTCCATCTACACCAGCATCCTTGTTGTACCGTGCATATATACCAAAGGCTTTTGATTGATTAATCTTAGTTAGTAGTTTGCCTTCTGCTGTTTCTGTTTTACTTCTAACTTCTTTAGTCGGATATTTTTCCCACCTTACTTCTACGTCTCCTAACCAATCTGGTGTTACTTTGTAATGAATAACATTACCTTTAAAGACTTCAACTATCTCATTACTTGATATTTTACCAAGTATAGGTCTATACCAACTTTGGAGATTCTCATATTTGCCTAATCTATGTTTGGCAGGTTCCTTTATACCAACAATCCAAACAGGAGCCTCAAAATGTGGAGCTAGTTCATTGGAAGAAAAACTTTGTGCATAGCTTCCTGACTCACGTAAGCTAGTTGTAAAAAAAGTCATTCCTTTTTGTGGTTCAAACGCTTTGTGTCCGGCAGACTCTATAAAACCTCTCTCTACTATTGTTTTGTATTCCGCATCGGACATGCCTCTATATACAACACCTTCCTTTGCCTCATCCCTTAAATTTTTACTATTCCCTGCTTCTCCTAAATCTTTTGGTTCCTTGAACTTTGGTCTTGTCCAGTAATCCCCCTTTGTACCAGCTAATTCCTTCTCAAATTTTTCAATATAATTAGGATCATAGTATGCCACCTCACTATTTCTTTCTTCGACATCTTTTTTTGTTTGTTCAAAAGTTCTAGGCCATTGGTATACAGCATCTTTCTTCGGTAGTGGCGAATAGGTTGTATTATACTTCTTAATTTTCCCTTCTTTAACTAATTTTTCTAAGTCAGGTTTTACTAGAAACCTTTTTGAGTAATTAAGTCTTCCACCTTCAATAAACTTATCAGATGGTACACTTTCTGCCGTACCAACCTCTACTCCATAGGCTTCAGCATCCAGCGGTGTATCTCTTGGTAGGTCTTTGAATCCTGACTTCTCATTGATACTCTCAACTTCTCCATCAGAAAGGAACCTGTTAATCTTCATAGACCCTGCTATGATCCACTCGCCTTCCATATTAGGATTAGTCTTATACCTGTAATTACCATCAGTAGGCACCCCATCCTTTATTTCTGCAGTTGCAGGATTCATCTCTCCTGCACGTTTATGGGTCTTGGCATATGGGACAGCCCTTTTGTTTGCTTCTGGTTGCCAGTCAACATCATCTGCCACCTCTACCTCAGCCCATATCTGGTCAGGTGGTCTCTTGGTAGGTAGCCTCCCTTTTCTTTCTGTTCCTATATGGACAGCAAATGGGAAGTCAGACAGGTGCCAGCCACCTCTATCTGCAAATCCCTTTGTTGATATAAAGTCTGCATCCTGCCACTCATTCACAGGTACAGCCTCAGTTGCTCCAATAAAGAGTGGGAATACTTCTCCCTTCTTTGTCTTCTTCATCTTAAACAGTTTGTAGCCCTTGATTGTTTTCTTTGGAACAGGCTTTGTCCTCTTGGAGAAGTTAAGGGAATGATCGTTGACAAGTTTAGACTGTGAAATAGTAAGCGTTTCTATCTCCTCTTCAGCCTCACCTGTGGCTTCTGGCTTCTTAGCCTCTTCAACCTTTTCTTTTGGCTTCTCCCTTTGGGCCGTATGTGCAGTAAACCTGACAGGAGCAAAGTCTTCTCCCAATAGGAAGTTTCTCTTACCGCCTATGTAGTCCTGTTGAATTTCTGCAAGGAGGGTCTTAACCTGATTGATTGTAACGCCAGAGAATAAGGGGATTTCACTAAGTTTGTTACGGAGTGCAACAACGATCCTGTTAATTATGTTGGGGTCTCTGGCTCCAAATTCAGCAAAGTGGGATGCAATGTATTCCTCTGCCATCAGGAAGTCTAACTTTTCTTTCTTAGCTGAGTCGTAGTTATCGTATGCCTCTGTGCGTTCATCTAAGTCTGCTATATTCTTTATCTCAGGTGGAAGGTACTCCTGTCCTGTACCCTCTACTGCGTAGTCCTTCAGTACCTTCTTGTTTAACTTTACAAATCTCTTAATGAAACCGTTGTAACCTTTACCTAAAAACTTCCTGAGACCATAGTGACCAATAACCTCATGGAACAGTATATTAATAAGACGACCTGCACCAGAGGTTGCTCTTCCATATATTTTTCTGGCCCAATTTTCAAGGAACTTCTTATATCCCTTTATATTCCCATCTATTATGTAGATTACATCACCAACCTTTGGAACGAATGCTTCAGCATTTTCAAATATTTCATTAGCCTCTGCCTCCCCAATTATTTCAGTTAAATGGGTTACATCATCCTTATTATTTCTATCGAGAACCCTAAAGGTTACATCCTTATCCTTCAGGTTGGTCTTATTCTTGAAGTCATCAATTACTGTATCAATTTCATCCCTTGAAAGTGTATACGTTACTTCTTCTTCAGTAAGTACTAGACTCTTATTACCCTTATTATTTTTCTGTGTATGCTTTTTAACATTCCCCTTTTTATCTTTAATTGTTGTGACAACTTTCTTACTTACCTTATCTGCCTTTATCTGAGCCTTTTGTTGTCTGACAAGAGCCTTAGCAAATCTCTCCGGCAATACAGAGTCCATGTTTTCATTATCCCAAACATCAGACATGTCTGTTTCTTCTGCATATTTGCCATCATTTATGTCATCTTGTATTATAAATTCCCAGTCATCCTTATAATCCTCATAGTTCATCATACCTTCATCGTATTCACCCTTAATATCCTCAACTCTCTGCTTACGTTGTGGGTGAAGAAATTCTATAGGAACCTTTGCTCCTCCTTCTATTTTATCCGTTCTTGGATCACCTCCTGTACCTCCTGCGGCTTCAATAACCTCTTCATGGTAACCCTTCTTTAGAATAGGTTCTAAATTCGGGACTTTATATTCAGGCTTAACTTCCTCTTCTACTGGCTTCTTTAGTTCTGCTAACCTTGAATCAAACTCTTTCTGGTTCTTCTTTATAAAATCCGAATCATCTGCGGGTAATACATCCATGTCTTTTGGATTCTTAGCAATAAACTTGGATAGTCTGTCCAGATTTGTTTGTATGTACTGTAAGTCTGTTTCTCTGTATTTCTTCCTAGCTGCTTCAAATTTTCTGTATTTATCTGAACCCGGCCTACCAATCATCTCAGATTCTTCAGGGCTAAACTTATACGACTTATCTGATCTTCCGGGCTGATTACTTAACCTTACCCTTTCAAACCTACCTGCTAATTCAGGAATATTCTCTGCTACTTTAACAGTAGGAGTTTCTACTACAGGTTCTACTACAGGTTCTACTACTTCTTGAGTAGTTACTTCTGTAGTTTCCCTAGCCTCCTGAAGTTTATTTAGAATATCTTCTGTCGTATCAGTTTTTGTTATTTTTATATTTTCATTTTTTGCTATTCCTCTTGCTAGTTCATCAACTTGTTCTAAAGATAATCGGCCTTCTGGAGTTGTCCTCGTACCACTAGGGTTATACCATTTTGTAATTAACCCTTTTAGTGTCAACCTACCTTTATTATTTGTATTTCTTTTTGTTCTGAGTGTTCTCTCCAGATTACCTAATTCTGTATATAATTTAAGATTATCAAATTTCTTAATTATACCTAACTCTTTCATTATTGCATCAGCTTTAACTGTAATCATCTCCTTTTCCTCAGGAGTTTCCTCAACTACAGTCTCTGCTTCTCCCCTTGCCTTTGCCCTAATCTTATCTATAACATCTGTTGGTTTGTCAGACTTTAGTATTTTTATATCAATTGCCTTAGCTATTCCCCTTATCTTCTTGGTAATAGTTAATGGAATTCCACCCTTATCAACTGACTGCAGTAGTTCTACAACCTCTTCCTCTATTGTAGGAACTTTTGTCTTAGTTGTTGTTTTCTTTCTTCTTTTCTGTTCATTTTGTAAAGCCTTTACATCGTTATCTAATGGAGTAGTATCTAAGCCTAATTTTTTGGCATCTTTTATAACCCTCCTCTTTTCCTTGGCAATACTTTTTAACTCTTCATCAGTTAATCCAGAAACTCTTCCTTCATCAAAACGTTTTTGTTGATCTGTAGTTTTAGATGGCGGTACAGCATTCAACACATAATTCTCGCTTTTAACATCAGTAGATTCGTCATATTCAGGCTCAGGAGTTACTACCTCTGTAGTCTCAATCTCAGCTTCAGTAGCTTCTGCCGCATCTAAGATTGTTTGTGTAGTAGCCTGTGTCTCCTTATCTGCCTCAGTAGCCTCAGCTTCATCCTGCTTCTGAGCATCTGCTACTCTTTTTGCCTCCCTTTTTTCTGCTTTTATCCTTTCCCTCTCTGCTCTCTGCTCCTGTTCCTTCTCTATTCTGGCAGTATCCTTCTCAAACTTGTCTAATGCCTTATCTATGGTTTCTCTTCTTTTCCCTTCTCCTATTCTTTGAGCAATATCCCTGAATATATCAGCATTGTCTTCTGCAAGGACTGAGGCTACATCATTCTGTATTCTACCCTCAGCCAGTTTAAGGTCTTGGAACTCCTGCACTGCGGCTTCTGGATTAACGTCATGCAGGGCTACAATCTTCCTGATAAGCTCATTAGTTACACGCCTCTTATTTTTTTCTTCTTCTACCTTCTTTATTCTTGTTTCTATTGCTTTCTTTTCTGCCGCTTCCTTCTTTTCTTCGACTAGTTTAGTGTCAGTCTTACTAGCATCAACACGGTGGTCTCTCTTGGGCAGGGCACTCTTGACAGTCTGTTCAATTGAAGTGAATCCTGCAGTTGCTACAAACTCTCCTGCCAGAGCCTTGACAAATACCTCTGACTTCTTAGGCCCAATTTCTATAAATGCCTGTTCTAATTCTGCCACCTTATTTGGATCAACACCGCCATCTATAAGTGCATCCAGCATTGCCTGTCTTGAGACTGCAATGTCCCATACCTCAGAGGTTGTACCACCAACTACATCAGCTAGACCCCTGACCAGCCACCCTCCGGCTGGAATGTAACCAATCATCTCTGGTATTCCAGAAGATATTAGTCTCATGCCTAAGTTGTTCTGTGCGGCATGACTAGCTATTTCATTTATTTTTGATTGCTGTATTGGGGAGAGTTTTTCAAATGGGATGTCTGGATCAATCTCCAGTGCCTTGCGGATTATAGGATGATCCTTTACTTCATCTGCAGTCTGAGCGGCTACCATTGAGGATGCAGCAGTACCACCACTAAGCATGGCTAAACCTGCGGTTGCTACTGGGCCTAATCCGCTGGCATATGCTCCAAGTGCTGCGGCACCACCAGCCGCCATTGGAATTACTGTACTGGTAGAATAACTACCCATCTCACCAGCCGTAGGAAGGTCTTCAGCAAATTTTTCAGTAGATAATGGGACAAACTCTGGGAGTTCTTTAGCAACTTTATACTTCCAGCCGCCTTCTTCTTTCAGTCTTGCTAGGGTTTCTTCTCTGGTTTCGGCAGGTTTATAGGTGGGGTCTTCCTCCTGTCTCTTCTGGAGTCTTGTCTTTATTTCGGGGTACTGAGCCGCTTCTTCTAATTGCTTCTTCCTGTACTCAGGTGCCCATTCCCTGATTGCATCTGCATACTTCTCTGCCCTCTGTTCTCCTTCTCTCAGGGAACCAAGTTTGTCAAGCCAAGGAGCTACAATGTGCTCACCCTTAGTGGCAAGTCCAGCTTGAAACTCATCCCAACTCTTAGCGGCACCAGAACCAAACTCTCCTAGAGTGGAAGAAAGAAAACCCTCCTCATCTTCTTCTTCTCTTGGTTCAGGTCTTTCTGATCTCCACTCCTCTACCCATGAAGTATCTAACGGCTTTTCTTCTGGTACAGGGCCATATCTAGCTTCATATCTTTTCTTTGCATCTTCACGTGTCTCCCAAGGATATGAATTTGATTCAACCCATACCTCAAAACTTCTTTTTGACATCTATGTTTGCTGTGTAAGTTTTTTGGTCAGTAATTCATCTCTGAGTTGTAGTTCCAATCTGTATTTTTCCATCGCATCATATTGCTCAAAACCTAAAGTAGTCATATGTCTGTGGATCAGGTTCTTTTGGAGAAACTGGTTGTAACCAGAGGGGCTATTTAATAATTTTTTTAGGTCTGGAGTACCATCTTCCTTCTGCCATCTCTTTGAATTAAACATTGACATATCCGTCATTGATTTAAAGTACTCAGCAATAAAAGCATTCCCCCTCCCAATTATGTCTTTATGTTCAAATAATCCGTGGTCTTCTAGTAGCCCTTTTCTTCCAGAGTATTTACCTCCCATTAAATTACTAAAATCTACTTGACCTTCCTCAAAAACTTTAGCAGACTCCATCATTACCCTTTGCCTTGCATCCCAAACCTTTGTGTATGGAATATTGAAACGCTTCTTAAATAAGTCAGTGTCCTTCTTAGTAGCCTTTGCAAGGCCAGCCTTTTTATGTCCTTCAACAATTTTCTGTAGTTCATGCTCACTTAGTTTTAACTTCCTCCCAAATGTATAAATTCCACCAATGTCATCATTAGTTATAGCATTCCTGTAACTGGTGTGCCACTCCTTCTGTTCTGGTGACTGGTAATTTTTTAGTTTCTTATTGTTAAGCAGTAAATTAGAAGCCTGTACAGATATTTGCATCTCAGTTAATTGTTTTGCTAACTTCTCCTTTTCAGAAGGTTCAAGGAGTTTATCTACATCCTCTTTATTAATAAGTTCTTCCTGATACAGGTACATAGCCCTCTTATCTGCAGGAAGAAGTGCCGCCATTTCCATAGCATCCTTCCTGTCCCTACGAGCCTGTAGTTTATTAAGGTCAATTGCAAAGCCAGTGAATGGGTCTACATACCAGTTACCCGTTGCTTCCTTAGCTATTGCTGTATCTTCCTTATTGAGTTTTGCAGTAAGTTTCTGCACCTGTGGTAATTCACTCTCATGATCAAATCCGGGCTTATCAATAAGGTCTACAATCTTATTAGTAACTTCCTCTGGTTTAGGTGAATATTTTGCTTTAGCTTGCTCCTCAGAAGTCTGCCAAGGAGTTTGTGCTATAGGATCAGTTGGTTTCGGTTCAGGTTTCGGTTCAGGTTTCGGTTCAGGTTTCGGTTCAGGTTTTGGTTCAGGAGCTATTCTTCGTCCTTCATGTTGCTTTTTTCTAGCATCTTCAATAGCGGCTAATCCCTCATACTCTGATGCTATCAGTTCTGCTTCAGGGTCTTTCGATTCAAATATCTTTTTTATTTCAGGTACTCTTTTTTGGTCTAGCCCTGATTTCGGGCTTATGTCTAAGTCCTTAGCCTTTGGTTTTTTAAGACGCTTTCTTTGTTCATCAAGGACTAACTGATCAGCAAAATCTTCATTACTAATTCTATTTGTACCGGGTGTCGCTATCTCTTTTTCTATTCTATCTTGGTCTGTTAGTGCATCCTTACCTGTGGCTAAATACTCTGCCCAAGTACGTTTTAATTGCTCCTCTGATCCTCCACCTGTTGCTTTAGGCCACCAAGCAGGATACTGTCCACCCATTGCTTTGCTAGGATCATCAATTATTTCCTGTATTGCCTTTGGTCTTTTCCCTCTTTCAGGATCAAACTGTTCTCTTAGAGCTTCATCACTAAGGAATTGTTGTTCATATTCTCCTGCAATTTTTTCAGCCTCAGCCTCTGGATCTGGAGCAAGTGCCTGAGCTACAGTCGGGGTTTTCTTTGGTATATTTTCTGGTTCCTTTACTCCAGTTGTAGCCTCATCATCTGGCTGTTTATCTCGTGTAGCTTCCTGTATTCCCTCCTTTATTATTTCTAATAAACTCTTGTTGCCTGTGTCTATACCATAGGTCTTAGCATCCTTCAAAAGGTCTTTTTCCTCTGAATCTGAAATTTCTATGTTATATGGACTTGTTATTTTATTCCATAATCCTTCTAACTTTTCAAGAAACCCTCCTCCATCTTTTTCAGGTGATACTCCTTTACTAGTTTTGTAAGCAGTAGGTTTTGCTACTTTAAATTCTTTATTCTTACTTCCGGGGTATACCTCTGCCTTGGCTGTAGATTCCTTTTTAAGAGACTTCTTCCCTTTAAGTTTTTTTGACTCCTTCTTCATATCGGATAATTCTTGTGCCACCTTCTCCTTCTTGGTGTCAGGCTCAGTAGTCTTAACCTTATGAGTTCCTTTCTTTTTATAACCAGTACCTAGATCAGCCCCCAGTTTAGTATCTGATGTTACTGTTCCTTCATTCCTTATTTTAGCGGCTAATCTTTTTTTCATACTAGCTCTCTGACTAACTGGGCCTGTTACTGACAGTCCTGTTTCAGGATCTGTTAGTCTTATTCCTCCCCTGCCGCCTACTCTTGTTTCTGTGTATGCCATATTTTATCCTTTTTATTATCTTCGACCACCTACATAATGACCAGCAGCCGCTGCTCTTTTCCTTTGTTCTTCTGTTAAAAGATCATTAGAAAAATCCATTCGTCCACTTTTTGAGTAGTTATATGCTTCTGGCCCACCTGTATCTAGGACATCTTGTGATGAGACTTTTTTATTTATATTGGCTAACATTTGTGCCCTTTCAGCTTGAGATGGTGCAGATGGTGCTGATGCTGGTGGAGGCATTGATGAAATAGCATCTGGTACTCCAGTTCCTTTAAATCCTGTAACACCTTCTGGTGCTCTAGTAGGTTGTGGTCTAACAGAAGGAGTTTCCGTAGGATCTGGTGTAGAGATTTGTGGCATCGCAGTTTGCCCTTGTTGCCTTCTTCCTTGATCCCCTAATATCGCTTGTTCTTTTGCAACTTCAGCTTCCGATTTATTTAATCTTGCTACTTTAGCCGCTTTCTGTCCAGAACTCATGAACTTTGGCTGTATGTCATAATCCTTTTGCGATAAGGAGAATGGATTCTTTTCTGCCTCTAATCCTTTCCTTGAAGATAAGTAGTTTGTTTCCATATTATCCAATTCTCCTTGAGCCGCCATCGCTTCTGTATCCATACCAGCATCAAATAATCTTTGTACATTTTTTTCTCTCCTGTCCATAAGGTTCCCAAACCTCTTATCCTGCTGTGCTAACTTGGATGCCTTCTGTGCCATACCAGCCTGATACACAGCACTTCCTGCTCCTACTAAGTTTCCTAACTCATTCTCTTCTGCATCGGCTCCAAGCATGGCCTTGTCTATCATCTGACCACCACCCATAGTCTCGCTCAGTCCTCCTGTGTAGTATGCAGCAGCACCTCTTGCAACTGCACTCAGTAGCTTCTGACCACCTGATCGCTTCTTGCTATCTGCAATTCTTTGTTCTTTTTCTCTTTCACCCTTAGCCTTGAGTGCTCTGGTTAGACCCTCATCTGCCTGTGCCCTCTGTCTGAGCATTCCACTATAGTCTGTTCCTCCAGCTTGATATGCCATAATATTCCTCTAGTTTAAAATTTGTGTCATTGGGAATCCTAGTCTGGTGTAGTCTACCATGTAGAATCCTTGTGGACTTTTAATGACTGCATCAGAGTATTTAGTGTTAAGTAGCTCCTGTGCCATTACGCCCCTCCACTTGGTGTCCTTGTCCCACTTGTAGTTGAAAGAGTAAATGTTAGGAGAATTAGGAGTTTCTTTTTCAAGTAGTGTAATGTTGTCCTTCATCCTAGTATCAGAAATTCCTAAAGCCTTTGTAACACCACCGAGGATTCCTCCTCCACCTCCACCACCGCCACCTGAACTGGCAGCAGCATTAGCTTCCCTTTGCAGTTTCATCTGTTCCTCTTGATATTTTTGAGTTTGTTGTGCCATAATGTCGTTCAACTGGGCCTGTGTCATACCTGCCTGTTCACCTATAAGACCACCCTGTGCTTGGACACCACCTAACTGTGCTTGTTGCCCACCCTGTTGGGCTTGCAGTGCACCAATACCTTGACCCATCATCTGACCTTGACCTTGTATTCCCTGCATGGCAGAGGCTTGTCCCTGTCCATACAGACTTGCGGCACCTTGTGTTCCCTGCATACTCATCTGACCTGCTGCTTGTGCTCCTTGTACACCCAGTTGTGCTCCCTGCATACCATATCCTGTGGCTGCCTGACCCATTGCGGCCTGACCCTGTAGTGATGCAAGCTGTGCTTGTTGTTGGGCCGCTGCTCCCTGCATACCCATTTGACCTGCAGACTGTGCACCTTGAATACCCATCTGTGCCCCCTGCATCTGCATACCTGCGGCTTGACCTCTGAGTGCGGCTTGTTGTGCACCTAGACTAGCCTGTTGTCCTGCCATGCCAGCCCTTTGACCTGCCATCCCAGCACCCTGTCCCATCAATCCTGCGGCCTGTCCAAGCTGTGACTGACCCATCTGCTGTCCTTGAAGTTGTGATGATAGTGCTTCTGACCGTCCTGCCTGTGCCTGTTGTCCTGCAGATTGTTTCTGGAACTGTGCAACCTTGGAGGCTATCTCTGCAGGAGAAGCTCCTGACTGTGCCATCTCACGCCTCAGTTTTTCCTCACTACCCTTCTGAGATGCCATACGGCCTTCTTCCATCTGGCCTTTAAGCATTGCCGCTTGGGACTGCCCCACATCACCAGACATAGCCTTCTCCCCCATTTTCTGTATCTGGCTCTCATATCCTGCAACATCCTTTTCAAATCCCTCCTTACCAAACCTCTCCTTAACTGCACCTACATCTGCCGCTCCTTCTTGTAAACCTGCGGCTCCTGCTTCTGCAGCAGCTTCTCCTTTTCCTGCTGCAGCTTGTATCCCGGCTGCTGCTTGAGAAGCCGCATCTGCCTGACCCTGTCCTGTTATGCCTTCATATCCTTTTCCAAGTTGCTCCATCTTCCCTTTTCCTTGAGAAGCAGCAGCTTGTCCTGCCTGAGTACCTGCTTTTATTCCAGCGGCTGCTTCAGTAGCAGCGGCTCCATATTCACCTGCCGCTCCCTGCATATACTGTTGACCTGCGGCTCCCTGTGCTTGCATCTGCTCACCTAACTGGTCAAATTTTGGTGCATATGCCCCCATTGCTTCTGCACCTGCACCCAACTGTTCAGTAATTCCAGCAGCTTTATCTTTTAATCCACCATACTCGTCCTTGTATCCTCCATACTCATCAATGTATCCTGCCCTCTCACTCTCTTGATACTCCTTCATTCTGGCATCACCAGCCTCCTTTTTACGTGCCTCTTCTCCTGCCTTATAGTCTGCAAATTTCTTCTTTTCTGCTGCTAATTGAGCGGCACTTATATTTGTACCTCTTCCACTTCCTCCACCTTTAGATTCACCACCTGAACCATGTGCCATGTCCCTTACTCTTTTGTGTTCTGCATCCTTACTCTTTTTTTCTTTTATACTTCCTCCTCGACCTCTCTTAAAACTAGGAATACCATACGGAGTCATTTCACCACTGCCACCCTGTCTCTTGAGCATTGCCATCTCTTCAGGACTCACGTATGCAAGGGATTCCATTTTACCTTCATTAGTCTCATACTGTTCTGGAACCTGTGTCATTCTCTGCTTGTCTTCCTGCAACTGTTGCCATGCACGCATCTTATCCATCATGCCCTTACTCTGTGCACGGTCTGCCTGTATCATACCGCCAACCTGTTGTCTGTGCATCTGTTGCTCTTTAGTCAGAGGTTTCTCTTTCTTGGCCCTCTGCTTGGCTAGGCCCATAAATCCCGGTTCTCTTTTCATCATATTACTGTCCTTGTGGTGATTGTTGCTGTGGTTGCTCCATGTCTAATAGAGTCTGATCTGTTTCAAATAGTGCTATATCCCCATCACCATCTGTCTGTACCCACTGGAGTACCTGACCTGATGAGTTGGATGGAAAGTAGTCCTTGTGTGTCTTGTATCCTCCATCCTGTGGTATCTGTACCTCTGGTAGCCACTCTTTTAATATCTGTTCGCCATCCATAAACAGGGCCATCTCTACATTACCTTGGTAGGTAACCTGATATTCTGTATGAGCCTTTAGTCCCTTATAATACTTGGCTGGTAGTGCCACTGGTCTTGAAGATAGTATCTGCCCCTTTTGTGCAGAAGATATAATCTGTTCAATATGTGGTATATACCCATATGCCAATGGAGGAAAGTACACCTTGATTGTGTCCTGCGCCTTTCCATTCCTTGGTATTAAAGACAATACCTTTTTTACACTATTATTTGGTCTTACTAATACTTCATCTACTGACATCTTAATCTGCATCCTGTCATTAAAAGTTATTTCATAGTAATGGAACAACGTATTTGTATTAAACTGTGACTCTGCCATTCCTTCAAACTCATACCGTGTAATATCTGTAAGGTCTGTTGTGAACTGTGGTACCATTCCACCTGCACCTGCAGGAAGAGAGACTCGTCTTGTCTGCCGTACTGTGTGCTCCGGCAATGTTTTACCTGTTGCTGTCAGAATATTAGCACCATCTACAGTTACCTTGATAGTAGGTTGACCCAAATACTCTAGCATTATTGACTGGAATACCTTCCTTTTCTTAATCATAACAAGTCTGTATCTTTCTCATTTTCTAATGTTGTGACTCTGGTCTTTAATGCTATTATCTCTTTACGCAAAGCCCTTACATTTTCATTAGTCTGTCTCAGTGCATCAATGGTTAATTGGTCTTCAATACCAAAAAAATTATCTGCTTCTGTAACTCCCATTGTAGGGGTCTCTGCCATTATATAACCTCTGCTTCAAAAGAGTAACCCGATACTCTGCTTGTTTCTGTTTCTTGTGCAATAACATGAGGCAGATGCCCTTCTGTCATTGCAGGAAAGAAGAGTACAGATGTTCCTGTATTACCTGTTCCGGGGTCAGTCAAATCAATACTTGCTATTTTTTCAACTGAGTCCAACTTAACTGCTATATTTGGTGTTCCTGTATAAGTCAAGGTAACAGAATCAAATCTTTTCTTTTGTAGTTCTGCAAGAGCATCATATTTTATAGCTACTGATGTAATCTTTCCTGAACAATTAACAAATTCAATACTTGCACGATTAGCTACTTTTGCTGTTGATAAATATAGTGCCCTATTAAATTCAACAATAGGTGTGCCAAAAGAAAAAGTATCAGTAAGACTTCCATCACATTTTATATTGACAGTTCCTGAGAAGTCTGAACCTGTTATGTATACACTATAGTATGCCTTTTCTGCAGTAATATTACCACCAGTAAAATCTCTAGTTTCAAAGGAATACGTATTTTCAGTACCTCCTCCTACATATCCTGCTTCAGTGTATAACTTGTTATTGACTCCCCTATAATGAAAATTAGTAGCCCTGCCTGTTGATTTACTAATTTGAGGACTCTGTCTCATGTCTACCTTCCATCCATCACTTCCATCTGCAAGTAGATAATATGTATTATCAATAACTCCAGATACATTATCCAATATATTCTCACTTGGATTTGCAAAATTTTGAATTAATCCATCTGTTAATACAGTTACATTCCTTCCATCAAACAAGCATATACCTGTATGAGATGCATAAATTATTGAGTCTTTTATCTTTGATATGGTCTTATGACCTCCTATTGGTATTCCGTGTATAGTAGGCACCTCAACCTTTCTCATTTCATTGTGTGCATTACCATACACACGGTACACCCCAAACTCTGTAAAGACAACTGCCTCACCACCACGAGACACAATACCAGTAATCTGACCATCAAAGTCTAAGTAACCGTCTATTGCATAGTTATTAGGCTTTGCATAGTTGCTTATGTATAGCTTCGTGTCTACTGCCCCCATAAAAAAGTTATTAAATTCAGTAAGATACTTCATACCGTAGGGTACACTGGTAGGATTGTCTACTGGTTCTATTTCTATCAAGGCTCTGGGAGGAGTAAAATCAATATAGGAACCACATCCGTCATGGTTTGAATCACCATTATCTCCAGTTACTGTAGTGTTTTCCACGCTGGTACTGGCAAACACATACTCCCTAGTATCATCACTGTATGGCCTTCCTGTTACATCATCTATATCATCTGAAGTAAACTTCACACAAAAGTGTAGGTCTATGTCATGGTGAGAACTTGAACCGTATAAACTTATGGGAGACCCTGTTGTGAGTAGTGTTGTTTCTCCTGAAACAGAGGCAGGTTCTATTACTGCAGTCCCAGTAGCATGATCACTACCACTAGGAGCATTATCTATTGTTACTACAGGAGCACTGGTATATCCATTACCCTTATTTGTAATGATGATATTTGTTAATGAACCGCCTGTAAGTATGGCCTTAGCTGTTGCCCTAACACCATTCCCACCCGGAACTGCTATACTAATAGCTGGAACTGCAACGTAGTTAGCACCATCATTAGTTATTGTTATGCTTGTTATACCTCCAGAGGTATATGATTTCTGGGCACCAGATGCCCCAAATCCGTACCACTTGGCCTTCCACTCTGCCCCCGTAGGAAGCTGGTTGCACTCTATAGTAACATCGTTAGTACTAAGGACTACACGTACAGACAGAGGATTACCGTCACTCTGTGAAGTTAATAGTATGTCCTCAACTTTTTTAACTATGGATGAGGTTCCTCCTACACGGTACAGTGCAAACTTACCATAATTACTTGCATTGGTATCCCTCTTGTTGACCTCATACTTAATGATTGCTGGAACATTAGTGTGTGTAGAGTCAGAGTTAATGTTTGCTATACCCTGTCCTATTGATGTTAGGTCAGATATACCACCCTCTGCACCTGTTGCATCATCAAACCTAGCGATTCCCCACTGCATAGGTATAGGAAAGTTCTGTGTTATCCACTTCAAGGAGTGACCTACTGCACGTGATGTATTATCATCAGGTAATTGTGAGACCGTTACTCTCTGTGGATCAGGTTTAAGTATCTCTAGTGGAAATATCTTAGTCAGGACACCGTCTATTATTCTTGCAGGTGCAGTGTTTATCGTGAGAGTCACACTTGACCCTCCTGCTGTTATGGTCTTGTCAATGGTGATGATGTTTGTTCCAAAGTCTATACTCTCTATCTTTGCACCTAAAGGTACTCCAGTGCCAACTACACTATCGGAGACAATGACCTTAGCTGCATCTGCGGCTGTAAGAGTTATTAATCCTGTACCGTTTGCTAGTGTGGTGGCTACAATGGAAAAGTTTTCACGGCCCATGTACAAGTCCTCATTATATTCAACAAATGAGGTTACAGAACCAAGGTTAAGTTCTGTATCATTGACACTAACAGAAGTTACTGAGGTGAGAGTATGTACGCCTGAGCCTGTATTTGTGATGTCTACAACTGATCCATCCTTGGTTGCAGACAGAGTTAATGTATTAGCGGCAGGAGTTGCGAGTACATAGTAGGTTGTAAGTAGTGCTAACCCTGCAGGTAAAGTTCCTGCTGTGGTTAGTACTACAGTGTCATCATTAACTAGACCGTGATTTGCACTTGTAGTAATTACGTCTGAAGTAGCGGCTGTAAACGTATAGGTCACACCTACTTGGTATGTACCTGTTTCATTAATTGTGAGTGGATTGCCTAAATCTGTAGAAGGGATTGTTACAGGAGCATAAGAACTTCCTACTACTGGAGTTTCTCCTGCATCTACAACAACAAGAGGATAGTCATTCGCTAGGTCAGTGCCTACCCAAGAGCCGCCCTTTTCATAGAAGAATTGCTTTCCTCCACCATCTCCTCCAATGCCTGTATCAGGACGTACATCTCCATGCGTAAAGTCTGTATTGAGGGCTGCCTGAACCATATTCTCCGGCAACTTGTGTGCTGGTACTCGTGTGTTCAGTCCTCCTGTAAAGTCTGTTTGTCTTTCTAATGCCATTCATCAAACTTTTATAATATAATTGACTGCAATAATTGGTGACAGGTTATTATGTGCACCATCTCCACCTTCATTTGCTACAGTTGTTGAGTGAGTGTGTGTTGTTGAAGTCAGGGCTGTATTTACAGTACCTGAACCAGTAATTGATATTGAAGGATTTGAGGTTGGATTTGTTGTGTTTGCTGTACTTACTCCTGTAGTAGTATTATTACTTGGGCCATCAAGACTGCCAAGACTACCCGGAGTAGCTAGAGACCCAACATCACCCGGAGTTGATGATTTACCAGTAACATCATGAGTGTGACCAGCATGTTCTACTATTGTCCCTGAATTAGTAAGATGAATTTCTGTACCACTACCACCAACATCCCAACTGTTTGGCGTGTTAACATACGATCCACCAGATATTCTCATCAACTGATTATAGGAACCATTTCCGTGATTGTGAACACCATCGGTAGCAGCAGTATAATCTCCATTACTATGTGTGTGGCTAGTTAAAGAGTGTGTGTGGCTCTGTAAAGCATGAGTATGATTTTGCATCTCATGTGTATGTGCCATTGGATGCACATGATTCGGCAGAGTAGGATTATTTATAGATACAGTAACTGCTCCGCTATTCAGTGCCTGTCCTGAAACAACAGCCGAACTTGTGGTTGCTCCTCCATGATCGTGTTGAGGCATCTCAGCAACAACTAATGTATGAGTCTCTGTACCTGAAGTTGCACCTATTGCTCTTGCTGTAAGTCCTGCAGTAATACTATTAGCTGCTCCTGTGTGTACTCCTACAGGAGACCTTGACCTGAAGTCTGGGAGTTTGACTGTGTTTGTTCCCCACGCTGGACTGCCTGAATTGCCCCAGTTGCTGTTAGTCTTTAATAGATTGAATAATGGTTCATAATCATTACCTTTCCCGTCTGCATTATAGTGTGTTCCACCATTACCACTTGTACTACTGATAGTGTCACCATTACAGTATAACCATCCAGCAGGAGGAGCATTTGGCCCTTCATTACCTGCGTACATCCGTATCTCACCAGTAAAACCAGAGAAGTTGTTGAATCCTGTTACCTTAGATTGTAAATCTACTGTATCTGTAGTTGCATTACCAACCACCATATTACCGTTGAAAGTGGAAAGACCACTCACGGTTAATGTACCTGTTACAGTTAATCCTAATGTAGTTGTGGCTTGCAAATTAGTAGTGGCATTAGAATCCAGCGTTACATTTGCTGTTCCTGTATTACTAAGATGTCTAACTTCATTTACTTTTAATGTACTCATTCTTCTCTACTTTTCTCTTTTTGTTTACGCTTATCCCTGTAAGGATTACCATTACCTGTCCTTACTTTCTTCTTCTTCTTACTCATGTATACACAAGCCCCTTCTTATATACTGTCTTACCCTTCTCCTTTACTGCAGTAAGAACCTGTTTTCTGTTTTCTAATCTGTTGTATGAACAATGTACCCAACCATCCCTGTCGTCCTTACCCGGATACTCAAGTATCAGTTGGTCAAAGCACCGATTCTCCTTTATCCATTCTGCAAGGAGGGCATTGCTTACAGAGTAAGTTTCAAAGTCTGCCGCTTCTCCCCTAGTGTGCTGAGACTTATCTCCGCTACCAATGGCACGATTCAACTCCAAGACTCTCAGACCAGAATTGATACTGATAGCCCCAAACTTGTCCCTGCACGGCTGTAGTATCTTGACTGTCAGGGCAACTAGGTTCATGAGTTGCTCCTGATCTGGTTCGTTCCTTATACCCTTCCTTATTGCAGTCTGACTCCGTGTCAGTTCTCGTAAGGAAAAGTTTTTACTTAGTTGCATTAGCTGAATAAATCTCTGAATGATTTAAACGGATTATCGGGCATCTCTTCTACAACTGCATCTAAGAGTACCTTCTGGTTGTCGCTAAGATTATCATCTATAGCCTTCTGTACGTGTTCTACTGCCAGATCCTGTGCCTTGTCTACTACAAGACTTTGAATTATATTAATCAGTAAAGCCGGATTCATCTGTTTCTCCTTTAGCATAGTTTGGTTTAGTTGGAGGAGGCAATATATTCTTTTCCTCCTCTTGATGCAGGTCTCCTCCGCTCTCAAAATAGAACTTGGCTATCCCTGCAAGGATGGGAATAAACGCCCCAATCAAAATATTTAATAAGTCTTTTGAGGATGTTGCGAGTTCATCACTTGCTGTCAACATCATGTGTACTATATAGCTAAAGATTGCCATTGCCACTATAGCTATTGCAAATCTTGCATAAAATCTAACTAATTGAATCTTATCATTCACGCTCATATCATCCTAAGTAAGTAAATATTAAGTCTAAAAAAATGTAAGTCATAAAACTCACTATTAAAAACAGTGGGATATACACCACCAACTTTGTCTTCATCTTTAATTAATCAACCCTTTTTTGTTATCTGGTTTAATAAATTATCCATTGACTTTGTGTTTGCTTCTAGACTTGCTGATATTTTATTTATGGCATCATTGCTCTGTTGAGCCAAGTCAAAGACTCTCTTATCGTTATCTGCTTCTCTCTTAGTGAAGTCATCTATAATCCTTTGTCTTTCTTCACGACCTCTCTCAGCAGCTTCTTCTGCTTTCACAAACTGGAACTTAATGAACCACAAGGCTAGTAAACTGTAAACGACTGGTGCACCTAGATTTTGTATTATGTCAATTACTTCCTGTGAGTTCATCAGGTTCCTCCTTCTCTTCGGTTTCTTTAGCTAATTGTTCAGCTTCATATTGTTTATTAACTTTATCAGCCCAATCCGCTCCGAGATCAGAGTAATGCTCATTCCAGCTTGGTATCTCAAAGATACCTCCATTTTCCTTATATAAAATCATCCTGTTTGTATCTTCATAGAACTTATGTCCTATAACTTTTTTAGACTGCCACTTCTGTCCTTTCTCTTTCCAATTAAAAACGTAACTTATATATTTTTCTTGTACCTCTTCTTCCATGTGTCTCCTTTAGGTTATTACTGGTTGTTTATTTAGTTTTACGTTACACTCATTGATTAACTTTAATGACAACTCCTTTGCTTGTTTATAATCCAACTTGCTCAGTTTATCTGGAGTAAGTGTCCTTCGTATAAGATCAGTATAGCAGTCACAGACCTCCCAACGCAATGCCTGATCTAACTGAGGATGGTTAGTCTGGAATGTTATTGAGCATACCTGCCACAACTCCCTGATCTGTTTTGTAAGAAAGTTTCCGTTAAACTTTGCCTTCTGTTGTTCCTCTGCCATTACTGGCAGGAAGGTAACACAGCCTAAAAATACTATAATAACTAATAATTTCAATTGTATCGCCATACTGTGGGTCTTGGTGCTTCTGCTGATGTTAGGCTATCCATGTGTATAAACCGTTTACTTATTCCTATTCCTGTCATGTACTTCTTTGCTATTTTATATAGAACACCAGCATCCTTACCAGAAATAGCAATATCTATAGCCTTTCCCATTGTGTGTGGCCCTGAACCATCTTTATGAGCAAACCTTGAAACATGGAGGTTATGACTCTTACACCTGTATCCTGAATTTACCTTCAATTTTCTGTTACTCTGACTGTACCACTCTTCCCTCATCTTCTCTAACCTGACCATAAAGTCTTCATCCATGTTACATTCACCACATCCGCACTTACATATCAGTTCCCCAAAATTGTGCAGTGGTCTCCACATTAGTGGAGTTGCAAGAGCGACTTCAGAGAGCGTAGCTATTCCTGCAAGAATAGAGGTCTTAACGAACTTTCTACGCAGAATAAGGATACGACCTTATTAGTTACTATTTCTTTCACAGGCTCCTAATATCTTAGTGTTGTCCATTACGTAAGATATTAGAGCCTCCAAAATTGATTGTCTCTTCATCATACTCATTTATTTTCCTTTGGTTTAGGTTCTTCTTCTTTTGGTTTCATGTCTACTAATGCTTGTTTATACCCCTCTGCCTGATGTAATTGCATCTGAAGAGCAGGTATCTGTTGTCTCAGGTCTTGGATAATTTTCTCAATTTCTTCTAAAGTCATTTAATAAACCACATTTCAACTGTATCAGAAACATCTCTCATTTTGATCCATGAAGCTGCAACTGGCTGATCTTTGGCTATCGGAACTTGTCCCAATAAGCCAATCAGATTCCATTCGTCTCGTTCTGATCTGGGAACATATTCTAAGTCTGGATCAAAGTCTGGGTTTAATTTTTTTCGGCTATAATTTCTTCCATCTTTAAACTGAGACACAACTTCTGCATCTTCAGGGACTTCTACGTCATCCGGTATCCTGTCAGTGTGATACATTTTTTTATCTTCTCCCTCGCCCCACTCTGTTGATGTGTAATCCTCTCTCAGATACTGACCATAGTCATCTCGCATATACTTTGAATCCCATTTGTTCCATGCCGAATTTCCAATGACACTTGATGTCCCTACGGGTCTTACAACACCAATAGGTGACTCTCCTGATTCTGCCACTTTAACTTTTCCGTTTTCCAGAACAACTGAAGTCCCTACTGGGATCGCAGACCCATCAACAGATTCAAAATATTCTGCATAGTCTCCTTGATTAGAAGTGATACTACCATCATGAAGAATAGCACCATTACCTAAAACCTTAAATTCCTCATCGTTAGATGCACCACGGCATCTTATAAATTCAAATCCAGAACCAGTACTTCCAGTATCTTCAGTTTGTGTTTGCATAGCTAACAATCTTTCTGTCATGCCAGTAGAATTGTTATCTAAATATATCATTTGCTCAGTGTGAGCATAAGTAAAAGTGGCACAGTGTGTCTGAGCTACTCTTGTAACGTGTAAGGCAGCACTTGGATCGTTATTACCGATGCCTACGGAAGCATCATTAGCAAAAGTCACTAATCTTGTATTAGTAAAAGCCTCATCAGCACTTCTTGAAGATGTACCTGAATTATTAAAAGTGAATGTTCCATCTCCCATTTCCAATGCACAAGCATATCCAGCATCTACCGTTCTATATGTAATACCTGTCTGTGCAAAATATGCATTTTTAGTTATAGCTGGAGCATAATCTCCAGTCCGACCATGTATTGTGATTGTACCACTATATGCTGGATTACCTACTTGTAAGCATTGGAAACTTGAATAATAATTAGGTGGTGTTCCACCGATACCTACACACTCTTGGTCATCAATAATAATAGTTGTGGCATCTGCATTGTCGTCAATGCCTACTGAGGTAAATGCACCAGTAGTAGTGATTGCTCCAGAGGTATTAATTACAACATCATTAGCTAGTTCATCTGATCCAACTGCATCGTCAGCTAGGTGTTCGTTGTCAATTGAGGCTGCGGCATAGTGCTGACTGTCAATCTGATCATTGGCAATATGGTCAGAGTCAATACTTCCGTCCACGTATTGATCTGAGTCCACTGAGTTCGCACTCATGTGAATAAGGTCAATTGATCCATCAACGTATTGATCTGAGTCCACTGAATTTGCACTCATGTGTACTAAGTCGATTGATCCATCAACGTATTGATCCGAATCCACTGAGTTTGCATTCATGTGGGCAAGATCAATTGAGTCGTCCGGCATAGCTATATTCCCTGTGAATGTAGGAGAAGCTAGTGGTGCTTTCAATGCTAACTCATCACCTGATGAAACGTAATCTGCCAGTACTCTTGCTCTACTCATGTTTGCTCCTTATAAATAATTAACCTCCAGAGGCCGCACCTCTCAAACCATAAATTGAAATGTTTACATACCCTTGTAGTGTCTCTCCTTCTGTCCCAAGTCTCATTCCTTCCCATTCAGAAGTACTATTGAACATTCCTGAACCGACATTAGTAATCAAATCACCATCTACGTCAAAAACTTGTGAATGTATCCAATTAACACCTGTTGGGCTATTACTAGCAGGGCCGAAAATTGTCATTTCTATGTTATTGTTACCTCTAGTGGATGTACCCCCCGGTGCAGAAGAGTATTCACCATCCACTTTTAAATCAATACCAGTAAAGTGCATCATATTATTACCTTCACTTTTATTACTAACAGTTGTCCCACCAGAATCATATCCCATAAAAGAATAATACCAACTCCATCCATCTAATACAGCACCTGAAGTATTTAATCCCCGAAGTATCATACGATCAACAGCCGCAACTCCAAAACCAGCTAAGTAGACTTTATAGTAATGAAAATCAGTTTGGAATAAATCTCCTGAACCATGTGCTCCTACACCTACTCCTCTAGCATTTGCTCCAATATCAAAGTAAGTGCCAGATGTATATTGTTCTTCATTTGTATGTAACAATACCATATCAGAATACGATGCACCGATGATGCCTGACTTCGATCCTTCTCGTCCAACAATTCCACTCATGGTTTCTCCTAGCTCCAGTCTTGGTCGATGTAACTATAATAAACATCGAAATTACTTAATGATTCTGCATTTATTTTAAGGCTATCCCCACCTATAAGGACAAACCTATCTGAATATGTAAAAGTTTGATCCGTAGTAAGTAGCTGATCTTTTATAATAAAAACACTAGGACTATTTAACCATATATCAAACTTCTGGTCTGTAACTGCTGATGTACAACAAACTGTTATTGATAACATTGTTATAATATGAAGAGAAGGTACTGTATCACTGGATGTCCCTGTACTTGGATGAGTACCATCGAACTTAAATGAAGTTGCAGTATCATTCTGAGCAGCAATAGCACCTCTTCGTAAAATTTCTGAACCTGAACCTGTGGGGTATGCCATATTAGACTCCTAATGTAAGTGCTTGATGTGTTGACGATTGCATAAATGCTCCTTTTTGTTTTACTTTGCCTGTTGTTGATGTTTCTAGGTCTCCTGCAACTGCAAGATTACCACTCGTTAATGTTAGTAAATCAGTATCAGAGGTATGACCAATAGTTGTTCCATTAACAATGACATTATCAACTGTAAGTGTAGTAAGTGTTCCTACTGATGTGATTGCTGATTGTGCGGCTCCTGTTACTGTAGCGGCTGTTCCACTTGCATTACCTGTTACATTACCTGTTAATGCTCCTACAAAAGCAGTTGATGTGATTGAAGTAGCTCCTGTAACGACTCCTGCATCCACACTAATAGTTCCATCAAGCAAAATAGCTGAACCAGAAGCTGGTTCTATATTAATAGCTGCTCCTGAATCTAATGTCAATACACCTGCTGAATCTATATCTACTGTGCCGTCTGCTGTAATTTGAATGTTTGCTGCTGCTGCTGCTGCATCTGTTGTTACAATGGATAGTGTTCCATTGGTTCCTGCCGTAAATACTGCTGTATCACTAGCAGATCCTGTCATAGTCAGGACTTTTCCATCTATTGCTACATCATCAACTGTTAATCCTTCCGAACATGTAACTGCACCTGCAAATGTTCCTCCTGATTGAGCACTGACTGCATCTGCAACTTCAAAGGTCTTGAATGCCAATACCACCAGTTCGTCTGAAGCTGCTAATGCAGATAATCCTGTAATTGATGTACCTGTAGTTGCAGTGTAGTCTGTTGCATCCAGCTTAACACCATTGAGCCACACAATTATGTTGTTTACTTCATAGCTTAATGTTGGAGTAAAAGTTCCGGCAGCAAAAGAAGTTTCTGAACCTGATGCCACTGCCTTGTGCATTACTAGGGAAACACCCCCTGAAGCTGTTGCTGCAATCCATTGGGCACCTGTGGTCTTGTAGACCATCATGTTGTTATCAGTGGTATTAAAATACAGCATACCATCTGCTAATGCCCCATTGTCATTATCTGTAGTAGGCCCATCTTTAGTACCATCATAAGTGCCGTATACACCATATCCAGTAAAAGTTAGAGATACTCCTGATCCTGCAGCCGCCATATTCTCTGATACAACTACTGCTGTTCCTGCTACTGAAATAACATTAGGAGGAGGTGATGGCATTCCTGTACCAGTAACAACCTGACCAACTTTTATATTTGTACCACTTGCTACAGTGATTGCAGATGAATCTTTAACCCAAGTACCAGTAGTGGTAGGATTAGTACCTTGTTGTGATGAATCTGACATTGTACCAAGGTAAGTGTCATCAAACGCATCAAGGGAGTTTGCAACTGCGGCAGCACTATTTTTAGCTGCTGTTGCTGAATTAGCTGCATCAGTCGAATAGTGTAGAGAGGATCTACTACCTGATCCTGCACCGGGGACATCAGTATTATATGCAGTTGAAGCCCATCCCTTTGCTGATCCTCCATAAGTATCTGTTCCTGCAGTGGTAGACTGTGCATATGCTTTGGAGGAATAAAGAGTACCATCTACTGTTCCTGTACTTACTGCTAATGAAGCCCAGTCCTTACTAGAGCCACCTAGTGTAGCCCCTGTCATTGAGGCTCCCTGTGACCAATTCTTTGCAGAACGATCATTAGTTCCTGCACCATTAACTTGGTCTGTGTCCTGTGCCCATGACTTAGCAGAACCACCAGTTGATGCTGCTGTTCCTTGTGCATATTCTTTTGAAGAGTAACTTGCAGTATCTACAAGTCCAGTAGCAACAGCCCATTCCTTTGCTGCCCCACGACTTGCAGTTGTGGTTACATTTGTTCCTCCAATAGCCCATGCCTTTGAACTAAAGTCTGTACCTGTTACTGCACCATCTACCTTTAGAGCATATGTCTTTGAGCTTGTGGCTGTAGTTCCTATTGCATACTCTTTAGCAGAATACTCTGAAGTGTCTACTGCACCGCCTGTAGTGGTTGCCCATTCCTTTGCCGCACCTTTCCCAGAGGTTGTTGTAACTCCTGTACCACCAACTGACCATGCTTTTGCAGAGTGGTCTGAGGTTGCTCCCCTGACACCTCCTCCTGTATATTGTGCATAATCCTTCGCTGAACCTCCTGTAGATGCTGTTACACCTTGAGCATATTCTCTTGACGAGAAGAGAGTACCATCTATTGCTGTTACTAATGTAGATGCCCAGTCTTTAGAAGAACCACCCAAAGTAGCCCCTGTCATGGATGCACCTTGTGACCAAGCCTTAGCTGAACGGTCATTAGCTCCTGCTCCATCTACTGCATCTGCATCTTGTGCCCATGATTTAGCTGAACCATCATTCTTATGTGTAGATGTACCAATAGCCCATTCCTTTGCAGAAGCATCTGTAGCTGTAGTAGTTGGAGTTGTGGCTAACTGTGCCCAGTTCTTAGCAGAACCTCCTGCGGCTAGAACTGCACCTTGTGCGTATTCCTTTGCAGAGTATTCAGCCGTGTCTACCTGTCCTCCTGTAGTTGTAGCCCACTCCTTAGCGGCTCCTCGTGATGCTGTGGTTGTTACCTCTGTACCACCTATTGCCCATGCCTTTGCACTGTAGTCTACATCTCCACTGTTTGCATCATTCGTTACTGCATCTGTAGTGAGTTTTGCCCAGTCTGCTGCCTTTGCTGCTTGGTGGAGGGCACTGTAGCCTGTGTTAGAAAGGGAGTCGGTTATTTGGCTATGCTTTGCTTCAGTAGCCCACTGAAAGGAATCCTTTGCATTAATGAAGAGTGTCCAGTATGTGGAATTAAGAGTTGGATTATTAGCAGTTTCAGACGTATGCTGAACATTGCATATGTACAGATTCATGTCTGAATAACGGATAACGTCACGTACCTGATATACTGATGCTGCAACCCACAGTCCTTCATAGACTAGACCTGCTGGCCCAGCCGGGCCGGGAGTCGTTACTGTTACTTGATTTGCTGCCATTAGTTAAGTTCCCTTATTAAATCTACTGTTCCTCTCAGTATCTTGTCATTTGTAGTAGACTGTGAGAGTTCTAGGTCATAAAATGCCTGACTGAAGTCATATGCTCCAGTTGTGCCATGTCCTATATCTATCTCTATATTTGCCTGTATCTTGTAGAATGAGACAGAAGAGTCTGTAATTGTATCACCTGCTACTGCATTATAGGTAAAGGTTCCTGCCGTAGGTGTCGATATTACTTCAAATACACCGTTATACTCCTGTGGTGCTCCTCCTGAAATGTTAATGAAATCTCCTGCAACATAGCCATGTTCCCCACTACTGATTGTTACTGTTACTACAGACTTACTTGCATCTACTGCTATAGTTCCTGTTACTATTGTTCCAATACCACTTGTTAGTGTAATCTCTCCTGATGCTGTAGTCAAACTATCTATGGCTGTAGTGTCTAGGTATGACTCCTTAATACTCATGAGTGCCGTGTATCCTGATGACAGGTCAAAGACTGCACCTGATGAGTCCTTGTAGGTCACAGCCAGTGCATAAGTTGCACCCTGTTCTATTTCAATGTTGTATACTCCTGCGCTCATTAGTAGTAATCCTTACTTGCTTTCTTTATTTGTGCCGCACTAGGAGTTGATTTTACCGTCATTGGGCGTTCCCCTTTAGGTAACCAATCTCCATAAAGTTTGTCCATTTCTTTTTGACGAGAATCCTTTTTACTCTCCCTATGCTTTTCCTCCTTACGTTGTATCCTCTCTTGCTTTGTTTCTTTAGCTCTCTGCTTAGACTCTTCTTTAGTCATTTTATTAACGCCAAATTTACCTCTTCTTGACTTCTTCTTTCCATAAATGGCTCCTCTACCACTTTTGGTAAGGTTAGACTTTGCTCCTCCTCCTGCACCACCTATTTTATCCAATATATCAGCACGTGTTTCAGTACCCTTTAATTTATGCTTGTTTATCATTTTAGCCATAGTTACTCCTTAGTATAGACCTTGTTTTTGGAGGAACCCCTTCTTCCTACTTTTTTCTCGTCTGCCACGGTTCTTCTTTTCCGTTTCAAACCCTTTTATTTTGCCGCCCTTGTGGGATGCATCAAGTCCATCCCTATTTCCGTATGTGCCCTTCTTACGGTTGAACTTGTTTAACTTTGCCCTGTAACCACTCTTATCCTTCTGGAACTTATTATACTCATCCTTGTAATCACGCTTTGCCATCTTTGGTTTATATTCCCTTGAACGCTTATGCGAGTAAGCCTCAGCTTCTGATTCATTGTCAAATGTTTTTAATGTCTTCCCTTTATCCTTACCAACTGATGGTCTAACTTCCCACTTCTTTTTACCATCTACATCAACTTGCCATACCTTTGTTAGTTCATGAGACATTAGTACAGCCCTCTTGAACCCAAGAGACCCTTCTTTTTATATTTCTTTGACAGCTTCTTTGCCACTTCTGGTTTGTTTGCGTATAAGTATTTACGTTGTTTGTCTGATGCGAAAGGCATTACTTTTTCTTCTTTTTTAACCAGTCACCGTATAATCCTGTTGTTTTTATACTCTTACTTTCACTCTTTTGTTCCCCACTCATTTCATGTGTATCAGTTTGTGGAGTTGAAAAATTTTTATTCTTTGGTTTTTTATATTTTCCTACTGATTTTTGTTTCTTCTTTGAGGAAGTATCTTGGTAATATCTTTCCTTCCCATCCTTCGTTTTTTCCTCACCTTGTACACTCGTATATGTGTCATGTGTTGAAGTTCTTCCCTTCTTCTGGAACCTGCTATATCCAGTCTCTTTCCCTGCTGGAACCTTACCCCTAGAAATTCTTGTATGTACGTAATCCTTACCGGGAGTGTATGATCTAGGAGTATCCTTCTTCTTCTTATCTTCTCTAATAAACTCCTTATTATAATCCTTCTTCGCCATCATCCTCAGACTTCTGCCTGAAGGAATGGCTGTCCTTCTTTTCCCTCCTTTTAATAGTTCCTTGTGTTTAAATCTAGGCATTATTTTTTCTTCTTTGGTTTCAACATATCACCATAAAGGTGTTCAGGAACCATACCTCTCGGCCCTTCAAAATCTGTTACACTTCTTGTTGTCTTACCACCTTTAGCATCAGTTTTATGTGTTGTCTTACGTTTCGTTTGTGCTACTGAACCAACTGCTGGAGCATATCCTGCTGGTTGTCTTCCTTTACGACCTCCCTTAGACCACGCCTTAAATTTCTTTCTTATTTTTTTATCATCAACGGCTCTACTCGTTGGAGTTTGTTTCCATGTTGTGGTAGAAGAAGTTCCACCTCCTTCTTTCATTAATCTTTTTCTTTCTTTTTTAGCCCATTCTTGGACTTTTTTACTTGGTGTTCCCATTATAAACTCCTATTTCTTCTGTGTCTTTAACCAGTGTCCATAAAGTTTCTTATGCATATCATCTGGCATCATTCCCTTTGATCCACTAAATTTAGCTTCTTTACTTACCGTCCTTTTCCCTTTAGCATTAACCTTCCCATATTGTGTTCTACGTTCAGTTGTTGCAACTGCTCCAATTGGTGCTGGTCGCTTACGCTTCTTCCGAATTTTTTCACGCTTTCTCTCGTTTTTTTCAGATTCATCTATTGACATACCTATTTTAGTTGGCACATATGCTTCAGAGTATTCTTTCCTCCATTTTTTATCCTTTCTTACATCAGCAGCCCTGCTTGCAGGAGTCTGCTTCCATGTACTTCTTGAAGATGATCCAAGTTTTCTACCCCCCGGAGGTAATTTTGCTCTTTCAGCTTTTGATAGTTTAGGAGCCTCTGAAAGTAATTTCTTTCTGTCTTTGTTTGATTGCCAGTGTTTCAACTCACTTGGTGCACCCATTTTTATTTTAGCCATTATAAACTCCGATTAACTACGAAACCTGATTGATTGCGACTTTCTTTTCTAGTCATTATAATCCACGTTTTTCAAGAAGTCCTACCTTCCTTTTTCTCTTTGACTGAATCTCACCACTTATCTGATGTCCACCTTTAACCTTATTCTGCTTTGCATAACTGGAAGTAGATAATTTACCACCCGGAGTTTTTATTGTTCTAGTTGCAGTCCTTTGAAGTTTTTTTCCTTTTTTACTCTTAATTAAACTTTTTGAATAACTTTCACCTCCCTTTCTACCACTTACAGCTACATTATAGTCACCTTTATTGGGATCACCTGATAACACTTTCTCACTATGATAATCTTTATTTCCCCAATCTTTTGCCATTTGATCTGGTGTTTTTTTAGCCATTATAAACTCCTATTTACTACAAAACCTGATTGATTGCGGCCCTCTGACAGTGCTCCTGATGTCATACCCTCCATTGTACTGGCTTGCTGTACATTTTCCAAGAACTTCTGCCTATAATATCCTGACTTCTCTACATTCCGCTGTTGTGATTCCTTTAAGTATGCCCTCTCCAGAGTACCCCAAACTATACTCTCGTGCCAGTAGGCATTCACCTGTGGTGTTGTTGAGTCCAGTGCCAGTGAGTTATCCTTTGGTACACCTCGTACCTTGAGTGAATGAAAGACCTTTGTTGTTGCATCCTTGTCTATATACAAGTCCTTTGTTGCCTTTGGTAGTGGAAATATCCTGAAGGTGGAAGCTGTCCTGTTGTTAAAGACTACTGCCTCTATTGGGCCAGTCTGTTCACGCCACCGTGGGGTGTTATCTGTAGAAGTGACTATTGATGAGAATGCATTGGGATGGAAGCCCATTGAGGACTCCAGCATGAAGTGCCTACTGCCTTTTGAAGATGCGGCAGCATTCAGTTCTGATTCTGTGAAGATGTTGAGTTCCCTGCCATTAATACTGATGGACACGATCTCTGCTATTGTACTGGGAATTGTAAAGGTTGGGCCAACCCTGAACACGGAAACACTGGAGTCGGTTATTGTTCCGCTGGTGTCTACTTGGTATGTGAGGGTTAGTGTAGTTGGAACAGCAACAATGAATGTACCAAGGTACTGACTAGGAGCACCATCAACAACATTAATAGCATCACCTTCTGCGTATCCATGTGCTTCAGTGAATGTAATGGTTGCCGTCTTACTGTCTGTGGTAAGGACACCTGTCTTCGTGGCTTCACCTATAACAGTGCCTGACGAGCCATTGGTTGCATAGCCTTCTACTTGTGGGTACCTGACACGCCTAGTAAATTCGTTTAAAGCATCGTTTATGTATGTGTTAAGTTCACCATCTGTCCAATGCTTGTTTGCAGAATCCTGTAGGGCTGTTTCGGTACGTTCTCTTATCTGCTTTCGGTTCATTCTTGGTCAAGGTCAATCACCTCATGACGCTCAATTGCACCGTCTAAATCTTCCTTAGTTATTGGCTCAGATGCATCATCAAACTCGACACCTGCCTTCTGCCCAGTCTTAGGCCACTTTTTAACTGTAAAATTAAATCGTCTGTTAGACCTTGGTGTAAGACCTTGTGACAAATCCTTCTGGAAGTAATCGGTAGTAATAGCATCATTCAGTATGTTCATATGTTGAAGAGGTACAATTCTATCTGTTCCTCTTGGTATAACTATTGTCCAATCTCCATGTGTCACTGGTACTGGCCCCATCTCAGTATTGTCTTTACCGTAATCAATATTAATTACAGCGTGACCTTCTGGAACAGCTTCTCCCTTCTTCCATTCGGCTGCCATCTTCATACCATTAGGCAGGACTACAAAACGGCCCTCACCTGCTGGTGCATAACTAGAATCCCTTGTTTGTTTAGGTAAACTTTCTGTTGGTAGTAAACCACCTGCTATGGACATATTTCTCCTTAAATCTCCGTTGTTAAAATGTGGGTGACCTGAGCCACCCACTACTGAATTACACTATTAAGCTAGTGCTGCCTGAGTCCAAACAATGTTGGCATCAAAAACATATTCAACCCACCAATGGAATGCTCCGGCTGTCTGAGCATCTCCAAGAATAAGATCACCAACTACTGGAACAACCTTTTCTCCTGAAGAAGACCAAGATGCCGTAGTACTTGGTGCATAAGTATATGTCGCAGAACTGGTCATTGTGGGTGGTTTACCCATAATCTCTACACCAGCATTACCTTCTGGGCCAGAGAATCCTGCGGCCTCAATATTGACTGCCGTACAATATGCATCAACATCGGCTGCTGCTGCTACGTTTACCATACCTGTATCAGTTTGGAGCGTACCTAGAGCATGACCAATTGTAAATGTATTTGCACCGCTTGTTGCATTTGCCGCATCACTTACTGCAACGCCAAATCCACATACCCTTGCTTCCAAAGGAATGAAAAGAACACGCTGATAAGTGGCCGCTGCCCATGTTGAACCGTCTGCAAAATTGACAAAGTCAATCTTTGACATCTGTTTGGCACTCGTTATTTTAGTTTTTAAAGAGTCCATAAATTTTCCTTATTTAATTGTGAAGCCCCTCCCATTAGAAGGGGCTATAGTTTATGAAAGTTTAGTACAGGCTACTTCCAATCTGTACATCCACAAATCTTGAAGGATAATACAGGAATAGAACGTATCCCACGCAACCGTACCACGCTGTCCTAGTGGATCACCGGGGCCGGGTTTCGGCATTACAACCTTTGAGCGGAGTGAATCCATTCCACCTAAAGTTGCACATCCAATTGCATCCTGTGCAAAAATCAGTACAGGATAAACATCGCAACGAGTTCCAGTTGTGGAGATACAGTTTGCAACACCATTGGTATCACCTGCATCCTTAAATGGAACTGCTTGAGTTGTAGTGATAAAGCGTACTCCTTCTACGCCACCAATCTCACCCTCAATTGCATCGCCTTGATCAGAGTACTTCTCTACGGCTACAAAGCCCGGAAGTTGCTGAATATCCTGCTGTAAATCAGGATGGCAAATCGCAACATACGATTCACGGATTGGCTCTGTAGCAACGCCAACGGATGCCTTTAGCTTATTCTTTAACTTAATCGCATCGTTGTTCTGAAGAGCACGGATTGCTGTTTGAAGTGGGGACAACACCTGAGTCCCTGCAGAGGGATCATTAAGTGTTGGTGCAATTCCACCAATGGTGAAATCAACATCTGTACGTGCAGATGCAGATGTTCCTACATACTTCACTGATGTCCCTGCACGAAAGACCTTGAAACTGAGGAAGTCGATTGTCTCGCCAGCCTGAGTTGCCTGTCTCTCGCTAATAATTTTTAGCACTGGATCGGCAGCAGCCGCAAGCTGGACATCCGTGGTATTCACGTAAGATCCATACTGTTTCAAGGTATGCATGAGCGTAGTATGCTCAAGGCTTGAAAAATCCGGTGTAACACCTTCGGCAATAGGCGTATCAACGATTGGGAAACGCTCATACCTGCGGTGTCTAATTTCTAACCCCTGCTTCTGGGGCTTGGTTTCTTTCTGTGCGAATTTCGCAAATGTCAGCAATCGTTTAGCGATTGGTAACATTTTCTTCTGGATAGTAAAGGCATCATTCTTACTTAAATCACCATAAGAAGAGCCACTAATTGTTCCAGTTCCTCCATATGCAGCCATAATTAACTCCTATAATATTGTTATTCGGGAATGGCTTCCCATAATTCATCATCGGACAAGTTGTCCATGTTTTTGCTCTTCACGGGTGCGGAATTACCTAAAAGACCAGTCGCTGCTGCTCTCTTAGCCTGTCGCTTGGTACTCGCTTTAGCTTGTTTGACTTCTTCTTCAGGAGGTCTCCACTCTGATTCACCTACTTCGGTGGAAAGGAATAGTTGCATAACGGAGGCATGATCGATTGGGTCGGTTGACTCAGTCATCATTTTTGTCATGGCTGGACTACCTAAGACAAATGCCTGAAAATCAGGATCTTTATCTATATCTCTGTAATCCTCACCTACATTCTCATTCATGTAATTCTCATGATACTGTAGGAAGTTCTGATATTGTTGTTTTTGTGATTGGTCTTCTAAGTTCTTTAACCGCTGTTGAGCCTGTATGGTAGCTTCATGAAGGGATGTACCCTGCTTCGCCATCTCATGCTGAATCATCTTGCGGAATGTAGAAGACAGTTCACTAAACTCCTCCATTGTCTGCTTATCCTCCTTGTCAAAGAAGGCATCTGCATCAGTAGGATCTACTTGGGGTGCTTCCGATTCTGGAAGTCCCTTCCTGACTCTATCTAATGCCTGTTCACGTTCAACATCTCTGAGTCGTAACTCATTGACCTCTTCACGCATCCTAGCAGAATCTTCATTCCTTTTATGAAACTCCTTCTCTAAGTCCCTGTAACGAGCTTCATAATCATGCTGTGGTTCTTCAGGCTCTTCATCGTCTTCGGTCTCATCTTCATCTTCATCTTCAGGCTCCTCTTCTTCTTCTTCTTCTTGAGGGGTACCCTCTGATTGAGAATCTCCTTCGGCTTCTTCGTCCTGACTCCAAAGTTCTTCGTCTAAGGCTTCTGAATCTTCAACTTCTTCAAATTCTTCTTCCTCTTCTTGTACCTCTTCTTCTGACATATAACTCCTTCCAATGTCCCGATTAAACGGATTGGTTAAATATTGGCCCTTTCCTTACGGTGTAAAGGCTGTTCTTATTTTGGTTCAGCAATATCAAGCATTTCCTGCCATGCTTGTATTTTGCCGATAGATACATTATGCCTTGAAACTGACTCTTGGTCAACTAATTGTTTCGATTTAATTATATCATATGCATCTTTTATTCTTTTTTCAATCATTTCCTTGTAAAGCTGCCAGCCCGGAGACTGACTTAACATTGCTAAAACATCATTGCGGGGCATTTTCTGCGAACTCCCTTCGTCTTATATCTTGTGCAGATGGGCCTCCCTGTAACCTATCTTGTGCTGGCCCTGCCTGTGTTGGGTCTTCAGGCATTCCTCCGGGGGCTGGTTGTTGTTCCTGTCCCATTTCCGGTTGTTGTTGTTGCTGTTGTTCCACTTGTTGCCTAACTACCTGATCTTCTTGATCTTGCATATTCTCCTGTTGCTGTATCATCTGTTCTCTTTCATTTTCAAGCTGTTCTCTCAGTAGTACACTGTTATCTTCCAGATTTGCTGGATTTAATACGTTACCCTGCTTAATCAGTTCAAGTCTCTCCTGCATCTCCAGCTTACGCTGATCCTCTGATACATTCTGCTTCTCTTCCAGTAAAATCTTATTCTGCTCTAAGGCCATAGAAGCCTGAGTCTGTTGCTGTATTTGTTGCTGTTGAAACTGGGCTTGCTGTTGTGCTTGCTGTTGTGCAGCCTGTTGTGCTGCCTGAGCTTGGGCCTGTACCTGTTGCTGTTGTGCCTGTTGTTGGGCTTGCATCTCCTGCGTAACTTCCTGTTCTGTCTTTACAACCTTATCTGGCTCCATATTAAAAGCACGTAAGAGTGGTCTTGTAAATGCCTCCTGTTTAAGGTACTGCTTTATCTCTGGCATCTGTCCCACAACTTGTAGAAAATTAATTAACTGGGTATTATGTACTTCCTTTGCAACATACTGCTCGTATCCTGTTGATATTGCCTCATAGTCACCCTTAATGGATGCATCCATAGAGTCTACCATCAGCCACCTGTATACTGCACCAATATTCTTGGTGATCATGCCTGAGACTGACCTGACTACATCTGCAGTCTGTCTGTTTGCGTTGGAATTGAGGATGGACATCCCTGTGGCAGTCTTGGTCTGTGCTGGTGACATATCTCCATAACCTATGCTCGTCTGTCCTGAGTCTAGGTCTGCTTCACGCTCAAGCTGTTGTATTACTTGAAGTAGTCCGTTTGTTACATCTGGGATTTGTACTGAGGAAAAGGAGTCTCTGACTGAAGCTCCGGGTTTTACACGGAACTGTTTACCCGGATATATCTGTTCTGTGTCTGTACCCGGTTCAAATGCATTTGGATCTATAACTGTCAATGGGGCCGCTGATAAGGACTTGCCCTCTACCATCATTGCATATGAAAAGTTTAATATTGCCTGTGCATCTCTTATTGCATAGTAAATGCCATCACCCCATATTGACTCTGGATTCTTCTGCCAGTTGCAAAAATGGAACGGTAAGGTGTCGTCAAAAGGATTTTCTGCAATCTTAACTACCTTATCACCTATAGCAGTAATCACAACAGGGATGGCATCTGGAATATCCTCTGAGTCAATTGGTAAATGAGGTGCTAAATCCTGACCATCTAAACGGCCCCAAAACTCTAAAACCTCAAACTTCTTTAGTCTTGTTGCTGAGGTTTCGTTGTACTTCTTGGGGTGTTCACTGTCGTCCCACCCGTGGGCAAGACCGATTTCTTCTTTAATAACTTCCTCAAGTGCCCCCGGAATAAAGCCCTCTGCTGTCTTTGCGAGCTTTCTGAGTTGTATTTTGCTAAGGAATGACCTCTGTATAACATAGTCTGCATCTTCTGCATTGATTGCCTCTGGAGATGGAAACACATTCCAGATACTGACAAACTTGCATGTTGGCATTAATTCTTGTTCAAGGAACGACTCAACTGCGACCATATCGTCTGGAGTCGTAACCGTAGTGTAGACAGGAAAATTTTTATATTCAAGGGAAATTCCCTTAGTACATCCCGTACCGTACAAACACATTTCGTGTATAGCGTGTTGAACTTGTTCATTATAGTTTGTCCTTTCAAGTATGTCCCTAATTTTGAATTCCATCTGCTTAGAGCGTTCAAGAATCGCATCCTCAAGCATGTCAGGTCTGTCTGGTGGTGCCTGTATATCTGGAGGGAAGAACCTTGGTTTACGTGAGGGGGTAATACTAAATGGTACCTTCCCGTCCTCAAATAGTAGCGTGTTAATCTTAATCTTCGCTGAATTAACCTTACGCCTAGTCTGATTAACAAATATACCCCTTTCGCTTGCCAATTCATGTGCCTTCGATATCTTTGAAGGGTACTTTCCTCTGTACGCATCATAAGCCTCCAACCAATGTTGTTCGTGGTCTCTGCGGTAATCCCTTGCCTCTTCAAACTTCTCTTGTATTACCTTGGCAAAGTCATCTACTTCTGCTTCTACCACCTTAACTTCAGCAACGGCAACGACCCCTGATTCTGGGTCTTCCATTACCTCACTTAATTCATTTTTTGCCATTTATTACTCTTTAATTAAATAGAACAGGTTCCCCTCTGTCATAATACTTCCAACCACCGGGACATGGACGAGCCTTATACCGTTTAGCATACTCCTTGTCCACATAAACACCAGCCTCTCCTTCACACTCAGCAAAGAATGGGGTCATACCGGGAGGCCAGCTAATTTCACTGGAACAGGACACAGAGAATCCTACTAAAACCATTAATATTAACAACCGCAACACTTATTCTGAGTCCTTTTCGTCTAGGTTTATGTCTATAATATCACCATTTTCCATAGTAAGTATATAATTTTTCTTGTTTTCAAGCTGTTCAGATAGGTTTTCTGCTATCTTCCCAAGTGAAACGCATAGTGATTGGATTAATAGAAAACCTAGCTCTTCTCCAAGATTGTCACAGGCTACATCAGTCATATCCTCAAGTAGCGGTTGTAGTTCCTCAATGAACCTGTCTTCATTTGGTATAATACCCCTACCAAAATCAGCCTGAACTATGTTACTCATAACTGAGATGGTTGATAAAACTTCAATTCTGGTTTCCAATGTCTCCTATTCATTGACTTAGTCCATTCTGGTGCTGCTGGAAACATCTTACACCCAAAACACGCAATTGCTAAAGCCATTACACAGTCATCATGTGATCCTGCTTGAGCTGCCATCCTTCCGTTGGGAAAATTAACAAAAGTCTGTAGCTCATCCAGAATTTTGGGACTCCTGACATTGATCTCATCCTCCCTGATTAACTCCTTTAAGTAGTCAATAATCAGAGGTTTGGACTTTACTGTGGTATGAAAACCTAGTTTACGTGCTGAACGACTTGATCTCTCATCTAGTATCTTCTCTGAGTATATGTCTGGATATACATGTACATCAGAGAGGAACTTCAGAGTCACAAGTCCATGATTGTTTCTTTCTACAAGTAGTTTTGCATTATTGTACCATTTACCTAAACTTGCAAGTTGCCATGCAAATAAATCTGGATCTATCTTAACTCGTATCATTGCAACTTCTTCCATTGTTGTTGCATTTAATACAATACCTACACTCCAGTCTGTGTCCCTGCCTACATCTATACCCTCAGATACATCTGCTCCTATCCTGTACTCCCTATTAGGAACAGGTCTCTCCCATATCTGGAGTTCTCCTTCATCCATTGCCTCTATTATATACTTCTCCCCACCCTTTTCCTTCCATGCCTGTACTGGAATATGGAATCCTTCTGATGGTCTTTCTCTCTGAAGTCTTTGAGATTCTAAAACAAGTTTACTTAATACATCAGTATCAAAAACACCACGCCCCGTGGTTACGAATGCTTCACGGGCATTCGTTGGGAACTCCTGATGGAACTTCCTGAGATCATTCTGGCACTGGGTCTTGATACACTGCCTACGCCAGTTCAGGTTCTCTAGTGTAACCTCAAACTTCTTTACCTCTTCTCCTATATCATATTCACAGGATATACCTAGTAATGACTGCTCTGATTCTCCTCCATACCTCTTATCTTGTCCTAACTCCTTCTTAAACTTCTCCTTTTCTTCCTCTGAACTAAATGGTGTACTGTAGTGGCTGTATATATACCACGGAAAAAAGACACTCTCCCATCCTGAGTTTCCTTCTGCTGCATCCCAGTACATATCATGGAATACACCACCAACACCCTGTGCAGTAGATTCTATTACCGCCTCCGTGTTAAAACCTTGAACTACACAGTTTAATAATCCTAATAGATAATCTTCCCCTCCTGCTGTCCAAGATGCTACCTCACTACAGTGTAGGTAGTCTATCTTACTACCACGTACTTCTCTACCGCCTACAGTTGATAGGGAGTATGACGAATTAAGGCCGCCCTCCTCGCTACCCCAGTGTAAGTCTCTCCTTCCGCTGTATTTAAGTTGTGGTTTTACCTCTGTAGGAAGGTTCTGTTCCATTGTACGTGTCATGGCAAACATGACATCTGTAGCCGCCTTACTATGGGTGGTGATCTGTACCACCTTATTATGGTTCATTGCGGCATGACGGAAGTACCGTCCTTGTACATAGGTGGATATTCCGAATCTCCTAGCCTTAAGAACAATCATCCTAACGTGCTCATGCTCCCTTAGCTGTCTCTCCATCATGGAGTGCATTATACTCTGTACCTCATTTAGCTTAAATGGTATAAGCTCACCTGTCCCAAAGTTCTGTATCTTTAAGCAGGTGTCAAAGTAGAGTAAAGGATCAGCCTGTAGCCTCCGTATAAGAGCTATTATCTCCTTTTCTTCCATTTCTAACCAAATGCTCTTTTAAATGCTCTTGCCATTAGACTTGGCTTCTTCTTTTTTTTATTCTTAGCCTCAGAAGTTATAGTATCTGACTTAGTAGATTTTTTTATACTACTCCCTTTACCTCCTCCAGCGTGTCCACCTGCTGTTAAATCAAGTTGATTTATAGGTATTGCCGCAGTCTTATGGTTAGTCTGATCTCTATAAGAATGAAATTTTTTCTTTGAATCATACTTCTTAAATGAACCTGCCATTATTTCCCGTCTGTTATGTCGTCTATAGTCTTGTCTATCTTTTGAAATATCTTCTTCTCTAGATGAGGAAGTAGCCTAATACCACTATATCCTATGAGAAAGGCTATAGTTAATGCTGTATATGGCCCAAATTCAATTTGTTCCATCAACATTGGAATAAAAAATTCTGCTGCAATCCATCCTACTGCTGCTGCAATTGCCAGATTCTTTGCCTCCATAGCTAATCCTGTCCATTTATGGACTAATCCGTTTGTTAAACCACCGCAGGTGCTTGCAAATACGCAGCACCACTTGGCACCAAAAAGTGTTAAAAGTGTTTCCATTAATCCTGTATAAAATTATATTGTTAAAAAGATGACGGCCCCAACCGAGGTACTAAGGGGAAGTCAGGGCCGTCTAGGGCTGGAGACATAGCCCTTTCATATCTTTCTCTAAAACAGTGAAATATGCAAGTGTGTATAAATGCGAGTAACTACTTTATGTATACTAAGTGGGGGGCCGATGCGACCCCACCCCTCCTTTATTTTTTTTCTTCCATCATATCAGTTATTTAACCGGATTCTGGTGTGTCGTATACCTTTATATATGGTATTAGGTTTCAGAATCTCAGGAATGTGAAACCAATCCATCCCTAATCCATTGCTATTGCTGGGTTTGCTGGGGTTATGTCTTTAGTATTAGTAGATGAAAGTAACTGTTCAAACGATACCGAATGCTCATGTTTAACCTGTTTTTGTTCATTAAATAAGCCAATCTCACTACCTAGTAACTTCAATATGTCCTTACAGACACCATGAGATTCTGCTTCAAGTGCCTGATTATACAATCGAATCAGATCACTTAGCACTGATTGTTTGGTAATACCTAATGTTATCTGAAAATCTTCTATTCTTTTCTCTATTTCCCTAATTACTGAACTTTTCTTTAGTAGTTTATGACCAGCCTGACTAGCGGATGGTACAGCATAACCTGCTAGTTTGGCACTCTCTGTAGCATTACCATTTGATGCGTAAGCTATTGAAAACTTTAGTTCTTTTTGCGTTAATTTATCTTTCATATTCTTTCCAGAAAATCAAAACTTGACATATATATAGATAAGAGTAGAATTTGTGATCCAGACTCAATTTAGAGTTTGGGTAATCAATAACATTGTAGCAGACATGGAGACAACATGCGAGTAATTGCAAGCGAGATTAGCAAAGCAGGGGACAATATGGAGTATGTAAACCATCCAGATATTAATGATGCTCTAAAAAGATTCTTTGAGAATCCAGAGAATCACGCAAAATTGATTGATGAGGAAAATCCAATTGAGAAACCAAGGAAAAAACGTGCGAGGAAACCAAGACCTGAGCCTACCATACATGAAATGTGCAAAGCTCAAGCAGATTATAACGTACTGCTTCCAGAAGTAAGAAAGCATTTTGGTTTATCAAATGATTCAGGAAAACCAAGCAGAAAAAAATCACAACCAAGACCACAAGGTTGTGTGCGTATTCTATCTGAGCATAAGCGTAATCCTGAAGAAACATTCTCATTCAACAATAAAATATAGTAGTTGATAGCTTGAAGCATACTAGGCACTAAACCTGCAAGGTATGCTTTTAGGTATTCACTAACGAATGCCGTAATCAAAACAGGAGACAATATGAGTAAATTCCAGAAGTTGAATCCCTCACAAATCAGGGAAAAGCAAAATGAAACAATGCGTAAGCAATTGTTAGA